GGAAGAATAGAATTATAGTATCAACAGGTGGAACAACAACATTCACAGGTGATACTAATGGTAGTACAGTTTTATCTGTATCAGGTACAAATGGTAATTTATTATCAGTTGTTGATACTAATACGGGGACATTATTAGAAGTTTTAGATAGTTCAAATAATTTTATATTCCAGGTTGGAACCGTAGATAAAATAAAAATATCAGGTCTTACTCAATCAACTGACCCAAATGTATTAACAATTGATTCATCGGGTATCGTTCATACGTATCCAATATCAAGTATTGGTTTTACTGGAGGTACGGTTAATGGTGCAACAAATTTTACAAGTGGTGTAACTGCAAATACATTAACCGTATCTGCGGCAACAAACCCTGTTAAATTTGTAGGATTACAAAGTGCTTCAGACACATCATTATTAACCGTAGATGGAACGGGTGTTGTTCATACAGCATCAACATCATCAATAGGTGGTTTAACATGGAACAATGCAACAACGGCGCAAACGGCGTCTGTTAGTAACGGATACGTTGGAACTGCAACAACATTAACTACAATAACATTACCAACAGGTGCAACATTTGGAACTATAATAGAAGTCGTTGGTACAGGTACAGGACTTTGGAGAATATCACAAAACGCAAATCAATTTATAAAATTTGGTATAACAGGTACAACAACAGGTGTAACAGGATATTTATCAGCAACATCACAATATGATTGTGTTAAACTATTGTGTACGAGTGCAAGCACTGCGTTTGTGGTTACATCGGCAATAGGAAATATATTTTATAACTAATCTATGGCAGGAATTATTAATAGTATAAACGAAGTCACGGACGTTAAGATTTATACAGGTGGTACAAACACTTGGACTAAACCAACGGGCGTACAATTTGTTTATGTTGTCTGTATTGGAGGTGGTGGAGGTGGAGGTGGTGGAGGTGCAACAACAGGTGCCGCATTTAGAATGGGTGGCGGTGGAGGTGGAGGTGGTGCAATATCATCAAGATTGTATTCTGCGTCTGATTTATCAACAACTGAAACTGTTATTGTTGCATCAGGCGGAACAGGTGGTAATGGTGGTGCTCCAACAAATACGGGTCAAGTAGGTTCCGTAGGAGGAAACTCAACGTTTAGTTCGGGAAATAATTTATTGACCGCATTTGGCGGTGGCGGTGGTGCTGGTGGAAGAATTAGTGGTGTTATTAGTTCAGGTGGTGGAGGTGGTGGTACTGCAAGTGTGGGTACAAATGGTGCCGGCGCTGCCGTTGCGGGAGGAAACCCTGCGGGATTATCGGTAACTGTTTTATCAATTGGTGGTACAGGTGGAGCAGGTACTGCGGCAACTCCCGGTGGTGGTTCTGCAGAATACGGAGGTGCTGGAGGAGGGGGGAGTTCATCAACTGCGGCGAATTTTTCAGGTGGATGTTCATTATATGGTGGTGCCGGTGGTGGGTCAGGTGGAGGTACAAATAACGTACCAACGGCTTATGATGCACAACCAGGAGGAAGTTCGGGTGTTTATGCTGGTGTGACAGGTGGTTCTTTTGGAACTAGTGGAGTCTCACCAACATTAGGAGGTAACGGAACAAGTAGAGTTGGATATGGTTGTGGTGACGGAGGTGGTGGAGGTGGTGGAAGTGCAACTGCAAGTACATCAGGTAGAAATGGTGGAAATGGTGGTTCACCTGGAGGAGGTGGTGGAGGAGGTGGTGGAGGTACAAATGCCGGTTCAGGTGGTGCCGGAGGAACAGGTGGTGTAGGTGAAGTTAGAGTTTATTCTTGGTAAAATTTAATATATGGGAATTTTTAATATAAATGCGGTTAATAGTGCGTTAGACGTACAGATATTTACAACGACAGGTAATTCAACTTGGACGAAACCAACGGGTGCAAAGTTTGTATATGTTGTTTGTATAGGTGCGGGTGGAGGTGCTGGAGGTGGTGGTTCAAGAGTGTTAAATAGTAACACAAAAGGTGGTGGTGGAGGTGGTGGAGGAGCTTACGCATATAAAATGATTACTGCGTCTGATTTACCTACAACAGTAACTGTATTTGTCGCATCAGGAGGAACAGGAGGTGCTGGAGGTACAACTGCGGCAGGTTCAAATGGAACTGTCGGCGGTAACACAACTTTTGGTACGGGAACTACAACATATCTTACAGCATATGGTGGTGGAAATGGTCAAGGAGGTGCGGCAAATGGTGCTGCAACCGCGGCCGGTGGAGGAGGAGGAACAGGTAGTGCTGGTGCGTTAGGTGCAGGTGCAAATCCAGGCGCAACTACAACAAACGCTGCAATTGCGGGACAAGGAGCTTTTGCAGCCTCAAACCCTATTGCAGGAAATGCCGAATATGGTGGAGCTGGTGGGGGTTCGATTAGTTCAGGGGCGGTAGTGGTTGGCGGAGGAAGCTCAACATATGGAGGTGCTGGAGGAGGTTCAGGTGCAAGTTCTTCAGGTGTTGCAAACTCTGATGCATCAGCTGGTGGTACGTCAGGTTCATATACTGCGGGTGGTGGAGGAGCTTTTGGGACAAGTGCACCTGCGGTTGCGGGAACAAGCGGAACATCAAGGAGTTCAGGTTCAAGATGTGGTGACGGTGGTGGTGGTGGAGGTGGTCCTGTATTTAGTAGTGGAGTTGGTGCAAGTGGTGCCAACGGAGGAAATGGCGGTAATCCCGGTGGTGGTGGAGGTGGTGGAGGATTTGCAGTAAGTCCTGGTACAGGAGGAACGGGTGGAAATGGTGGTAGAGGCGAAATAAGAGTATATACTTGGTAAAATAATTAATTTATGGCAGTTAACAATATTATAAACGAAGCGAGTGATGTTCAAACTTTTACAGGAACAGGTGTAAACACTTGGGTAAAACCTACGGGTTGTAAATTTGTATATGTGGTTTGTGTTGGTGCTGGCGGTGGTGGTGGAGGAGCTAGTGCGGGTGGTTCCACAATATCAAGAGCTGGTGGTAGTGGAGGAGGTGGCGGAGCAATATCATCAAGATTATATAACGCAAATAATTTAAGTGCAACTGAAACTGTATCTGTTGGTTCGGGTGGTACTGCTGGCACAGGAGCAGTTTCTGCTTCAGGTGCGACAACTGATGGAGGAGGTGGAAATAATTCAACATTCAGTAGTGGAAATACTTTACTAACATCATACGGAGGAGGTGGAGGGTATAGAGGATTAATAAATGTAACGTATCAAGCAAACGGCGGTGGAGGTGGTGGTACAGGGAGTGCAGGCTCAACGGGGGCATCAGGAGTAACTGGAACTGGTGGAGTCGGAGGTTATCCAGGCGCCGCAGTTGCTTTGGCAATTGGGGGTCACGGTGCGGATGCAAATAATACAGTAACCATTGGTGCTCGTTGTGGTGAATATGGTGGTGGTGCAGGAGGGTACGTCAATACCTCCGGAGGTAATATTCTTTGGGCGGGAGGAGGTTCAATTTTTGGGGGTGCGGGTGGAGGTGGAGGAGATTCTTTAGTTGTTGGAAATTCGGGAGTAGGTCCAACTGCGGGTGGTGGTGTAGGTTCTTATACTTTTGGAGGTGGGGGTGATGCAGGTACATCAAATGTAAGTGGTGGTACAGGCATAGATGGAAATTCAACGAAATGTGGTTCAGGTGGCGGAGGTGGTGGTTCAAGTTTTACCGGGACACAAATAGGTAGAAATGGTGGAAATGGTGGTAATCCCGGTGGAGGTGGAGGCGGTGGTGGTGCGGGTGTTCTTGGAGGAGGAAACGGAGGTACAGGAGGTAGAGGAGAAGTTAGGGTTTACTCTTGGTAATAAAATTTTATAATAAAACTATGGCAACATACTTAAAAATAAAACCATATTCAGTTTCAAATGACCAAGGATATGGTTTTGCAAACGCAATCTATTGGGTTGTGTCGGAACTATATAGAGGTGATGAGAACGCTAAATTATTTTGTAATTTGGTAAATGTTTCTATTAGACAAATTCCCGATGAAAACGGAATATTACAAGATATTGAATTTATATCACCATCTCTTATGGACTTTCAAATGGATATAACAAAAGAAATGTTGGATGCTTGGGGTCCTGATAGTATAATTGATGATTTTGTATTGTCTTACGATTCAAATTTTGAAAAAGAATAAACTATTTATTTTTTTAAAGTATTTATTAATAAAATTAATATTATGGCTTGCAAAAAATATAACATAGTAAATAGTGGAGGTTCTGCAATATATTTCAACTATCAAAGATGTAATGATTCAATTTGGGAATATCAAGAATCATTAATGCCCGGAGAAAGTAAAAACTTATGGGTAATTCCTGGAACATTTTCTTCCCCATTTAATACGTCTAATTTTCAACTAACAGATGAGGGAGTATTTCCTCCTGTTCCACTATCACCAACACCTTCAAAATCACCTGTAACACCAACTCCAACGCCGACAAATACTGAAACTCCAACTCCAACGCCGACAAATACTGAAACTCCAACACAAACACCAACACAAACAAATACTGAAACACCAACACAAACACCAACTCAAACACAGACTCCAACAAATACTGAAACACCAACTCAAACACCAACTCAAACTACAACACAAACACCAAGTCCAACTCCACCACCACCATTTATTAGTATTTGGACCACATCAACTAATGGCGATACGGTAACCTTACCTTTGGAATCAACAGGTACTTATTCTTTTACAGTTGATTGGGGCGATGGTTCTATGTTAGATATAATAATGGCTTGGGATGACATGGCGGTAACTCATACATATACAACACAAGGTACATATACCGTAACAATACACGGAACAATTAATGGATTTACTTTTAATAATGGAGGAGATTGTTTAAAATTAATTGAAATAACTCAGTGGGGTTCTCTTAAATTAGGTAATAGTGGTGGATATTTTTATGGATGTAATAACTTAATATTAAGTTCTGTTGTTGACACATTAAATTTAGTCGGAACAACTAATTTATCCAATATGTTTACAAATTGTTATTCATTATCAACAATTCAAAATATATCAAATTGGGATGTTTCAAACGTTCAAAATATGTATTGGATGTTTACTAACGCATCATCATTCAATTCAGATATATCAAATTGGATTGTTAGTGGTGTTACTAATATGTCACATATGTTTTCTAGCACACCGTATAACAATCCTTTGAGCGGATGGAACGTTTCAAACGTACAAAATATGTCTAGTATGTTTTCTAGTTCTTTTTTCGATAGTGATATTAGTGGGTGGGATGTTTCTAATGTTCAGGATATGTCTAGTATGTTTAGTTATTCACAGTTTAATCAATCTATTAACAATTGGGGTACTCGTCTTGGAAATGTAACTAATATGTCTGGTATGTTTGATACCGCATATAATTTTAATCAGCCCCTTGATAACTGGAACGTTCAATATGTACAAGATATGAATAATATGTTTGCAAATGAAACACAATTTAACCTACCATTAAGTGCTTGGAATGTAGGGTATTGCACAAACTTTACAGGTTTTATGTCGGGTAAAGATAGTACTAACTATAGTACTCAAAATATTAGTACATTATTACAAAGTTGGAGTAGTCAAGGTTTACAACCATCTGTTGTTTTAGATTTAGGTAATATTGATATTCTTGATACGGACTTATCGTATATTTCAACATTACAGGGTAAGGGATGGACGGTTATTTATGGTAATGTAATTTACACTTATAGTGCAGGATATGATGTGTCTAATCCAACAAACGCTTGTTCTGCGACACCATCAATATATTATTCTTCAGCATCAACTTTATCAAATTTGGGATATATATTTACTGACACAACGTATACAACACCAGCACCTAACGGAGTTTATTGTTTAACTTGTCCAAATAATAGTGGAATTGAAACATTTTCAATTAATTCATCATTAGCAAACCCAGGGCAACTTTTTTCTGTAACCACTTGTCCTTAATTTATAAAAAAATATTTTCAATAAACCCTCCACTTTTGCTGGAGGGTTTTTATTTTTACTTAAAATTATATAATAATTATGAGCAAAATTTTTATACAAATTGCATCTTATAGAGACCCGCAATTAGTACCAACAATCAAAGATATGTTGGCAAATGCGAAAAAACCAAAAAATTTAGTTTTCAGTATTGCAAGACAATACTCGGAAACAGATGGTTTTGATAATTTAGATGAGTGGAGAAATGATAAGAGATTTAAAATATTAGACATTCCTTATCAAGAGGCCAAAGGAGTTTGTTGGGCGAGAAATCTGACACAACAACTTTATGATGGCGAGGAATATACACTTCAAATTGATTCTCATATGAGAACTGTTAAAGATTGGGATGATATTCTAATTAAGATGGTTAAGGGTCTTCAAAAGGATGGTTATCCTAAACCTTTACTTACGGGTTATGTTCCATCCTTTGACCCTGACAACGACCCTCAAGCAAGAGCTCAAGAGCCTTGGAGAATGGTGTTTGATAGATTTATTCCTGAAGGTGCGGTATTCTTTTTACCTGAAACAATTCCAGGTTGGAAAGATGTTAAAAAACCTGTTACATCAAGATTTTATTCTGCCCACTTCTGTTTTACGTTAGGACAATTCTCAACAGAAGTTCAACACAATCCTGAATATTATTTCCACGGAGAAGAAATTTCAATCGCAGCAAGAGCATATACTTGGGGTTATGATTTATTCCATCCTCATATTCCTGTATTTTTCCACGAATACACTCGTAAGGGTAGAACAAAACAATGGGATGACGATAAAGATTGGGGTAAGAAAAATTCAATCTCACATCTAACAAATAGAAAATTATTTGGTATGGATGGGGAGACTCAGGAAGGCCACGATGGTCAATATGGTTTTGGTGCGATTAGAACACTTAGAGATTATGAAATCTATTCAGGATTATTATTTAGTGAAAGAGCAATTCAGCAGTGGACAATAGATAAAAATTATCCTCCAAATCCTTATGAATTTAATAATGAACAGGAATGGAAAGATAGTTTTGCAAAAATATACAAACACTGTATTGATGTTGGGTACACTCAAGTTCCTGAAAAAGATTATGATTTTTGGGTTGTTGCATTTCACGGAGAAGATGATGAGACTTTATTCAGAAAAGATTCTGACAAAAATGAAATTGATTCTTACTTCAGAGACCCTGACGGATATTGTAAAGTTTGGAGAGAATTTCAAACAACACATATGCCAAAATATTGGGTGGTATGGCCTCACTCAGAATCAAAAGGGTGGTGTGAAAGAATCACAGGTCAACTAAACCATAACATTATTAGTTAACAAATGGTTACTTGGGATGGTGTTAAAATTGCGGATAGTGGATTTTTAATTAATCTTGAAGAAAGAAAAGATAGGTTAGAGGAATCTTTAAAAGAATTTGACAAGAATAATATTGTTGGTGTTGAGAGATTTAAAGCGGTCAAAATTACCGAAGATAGTGAGTTAGGTTGGAAAATAAGAGGGTGTACTCATAGTCATTTGGAAATTTTAAAAAAACAAGTTGAAAATAATTTTGAAAAAGTAATAATCTTTGAAGATGACTTTTTCTTAGACGTTTGTCAACAAGAAAAATTTGAAATTTCAGATGATGTTATAAAAAAATTATTTGAATCAAATTTTGATTTGCTTTTTTTAGGTTCTACTTTATTGGAAAAATCAGAACGATATAATGATTTTTTAATAAAGCCTAACAAATTTGTTCAAGCAACGGTGTATATTACTTCTTTAAAATTTGCAAAATTTGTAATTAATCATTTTAATTATTTGGATAAAAATTCGGTGGTTTACGGAGAACAGATAGACAGTTATTATAGTTTTTTAGCGACAAAAAACCATTGGAGAATGAACACAAATTTGAAAGGGATAAAAGAACTTTTGGAGCATAATTTAAAAATTTATTTTCACTATCCAATACTTTTTAATCAAAGAATGGGGTTTTCTAATATTGAAAATAGATTTACATCTTATTGTGGGTTTAATAAATTACAAAATATAAAAAATTATCCTTAAAAGGGATTAGAGAAATTTAAAATGACATTAACCGAAATAGCAAATAAAATAGGTACTGACAAAGGAAATCAAAATTTTGAATCCCACTCATATACTGAAATATATGAAAAATACTTTCAAGATATAAAAAATAACCCAATTAAACTTTTAGAAATTGGTGTTTATGACCCAAGATTTCCGGGTGCGTCAATACAATTATGGAAAACTTTTTTTTCTGATTTAAAATTAATTGGTTTTGACATCAATCAAGACTCTAAAAAATTTGAAACAAATGGTGTTAGTATTTTTATTGGTGACCAAAGTTCTAAAGAAGATTTAAATAAATGTATTGAAACCTATGGTGGTGAATATGACATTATAATTGATGATGGTTTACATAAACATTCTCATCATATAATAAGTTTTGAAACTCTTATTTCACATTTAAAAAAGGGGGGGTATTATATTATTGAGGACTTACACGCATATGATTGTTATTTAACAATCGAATGGTTTAAGGAAAATAATTTACCGTATAAATTATATTGTAATAATAAATTATTAATTTATGAAAAATAATTTTGACATAGGAATAACAACATTTTCATTAAGATATGATTTTGTTGAGAAATTAATTAATAAAATTAGGGAATTAAATATTCCTAATAATATCTTTTTATGTATAAACGGAGAAAAAGATTCTAATTTTAACGAGGAATATAGAAAAAAAATATTAACGTTGTGTTCATCTCAACCAAATGTATTTCCAATTTTTTTTGTAGAAATGAGGGGGTTATCCAAAATGTGGAATACATTACTAATACATTCAACTAAAGATGATATTTTATTATTAAATGATGATATTGAGTTAGTTAATGAAAATATGTTTGAGGTTGTTTCTAATCATATTGAATCTAATGAATATTACGGAATATCTAAAATCAATGGTACCTTTTCATTTTTTGTTGTCAATAAAAATCTTATAGACGAATTAGGTTATTTTGATGAAAGATTATTAGGGTTTGGCGAAGAAGACGGTGATATAACATATAGAATGTTAGAAAATAGAAATAAAGATGTATATCAATTATATGTTCAAGGAGTTTATAATATTGTGTCGGACATTAGACACGAACACGTAAAACCTGGCGTGGGTAAATATTCGTTTTTCAACAGAAATTTTACATTTAATTCTAAATACAATTGTAATAACCCAAAGAGTAATATTTCGGGGATGTTTGGAATGCCTTGTGATAGAGTATTACCTGATATCAATTTATACCCATATGAGAAATTTTTTAAAGAAAACAAAAATAATCTATGATACATTTTATTACTCCATTATACAGATATAATAATATTAAGATTATTTATTCGGCAATTAAAAATCAAGTAACTGATTTTAACTGGCATTTAATTGAAGGTTCAAATAAAATTGGTGAAGAATCTTTAGATTTTTTAAAATCCGATGAAAGAGTTAAATTTTATAAAATTGATACTTTCCATCTTTGGGGTCACGAACAAAGAAATTATTTTATTTCTGACATAAAATGTGAAGATAATGATTGGTGTTATTTTTTAGATGATGATAATGTGGTTACTTGGGATTTAATTAAAACGTATAATGAAGAAAAAGAGACTGATGTTGATTTAGTTTTATTTTCTCAAAAGCAAGGATTAACTGAAAAAGATAGATTATGGGGTTATGAAGATAGATTAAGATTAGGTGGTTGTGATATTGGTTCATTTATAATTAGATATAGATTAATTAAAAAAACTTTAATCCCCAATATTGAATGGAGAAATGCTGATGGTCATTATGCAGAACAAATAAATGGTTTTAGAAATCAACATACTTTTAAATTTTACAGTGATAGATATGTTAGGTATAACTCACTTTCGTTAGAAATATATTAAACTATGGTTAAAATTAAGCTTGAATGTTGGTGGACAGATACTTCCTCATTAAATGCAAGAATGATAAGACAATTTGTTTCGGATGAAGATTTAAAACATTTTTCTTTAGTGAATGAAAATCCTGATTATACAATTGTTTTTGGAAGGACTGATTGGGATAAAATAGAGACTCCAAAAGAAAAAACTTTTTATATTTCACAAGAACCTTTGTGGTCCCCCAACCAACCAAAAGACGGTATACATAATTACTGTTCAAAAATTTTGATTTCAGATAAAAGAGATTATCCCGATAGAAATGAATATATTGAAACATTATTACCAATGTTTTATGGAGGTAGTGGGGAAAGTGATAGTAGAGAAGAGTGGGATTGGTCTTTAAAAATTAAAGACAAAGAGTACATAAAAAATAAACCAATCTCAATTATTGTAAGAAGAGATGGCTCAGTACATTATAATCATTTATCTAATCCAAATACTTCCGAAATAAATTACCCAAAAAGAACTAATTTAGGCGTAAAATTATCTGAAAATGAAAAAATAGATGTTTTTGGAATTCATTGGATAAATAATGGTAAAAATATTAAAGGTGATGTTTGGAATAAGCACGTAGGGTTAGATGAATATTTTTTTTCCGTTGCTTGTGAAAACTCAATACAAAAAAATTATATAAGTGAAAAATTTTGGGATACAATATTAACAGAATCAATACCGATATATTTGGGGTGTTCAAATATTACGGATTACATACCATCAAATTGTTTTATCAATTTAAACGGTATGACTATTGAAGAAATGGTTAAAACAATTGATGATGTCATTTACAATTATTTAGATTATTATAATTTTTACATAAATAACATTAAAAACTTAAAACAAGATTTTTTTAAAAATCCAAAATTTAATTTGTGGGAAAGAATAAAATACGAAATAGAATCTAATGAAAAAAATATTATTAACAATGAAATTTTGGACTGATGGTCAAGAAAATTCAACAAGAGTCAGAAATGTAAGTTATACTTGGGAAAAATTAAAAATTTTAAAAAATTTTTTATTAGAAAAAAACATAGACTGTGTTGCCCATTTATATGATTTTTCACCCGAAAAAATATTAGAAGAATCAATTCATATACCATTTGAATTAGGTTCATATATGAAATCCTCAAAAACAAACAAGATAATTGAGTCTAATTTAGATTGTGATTTTATGTTTATGTTTGATTGTGACGCATTTTTTCTTGAGGATGATTTTAATTATTTATGTGAATTAATTAAGAACTTAGAATCTGGTGATTTTGTTACTTTTGATTTGGCAAAATTAGAAGAAGATGATACGGTATCTGTAATTAAAAATGATTTTGTTGATAAGAATTTTAATTGGTCATATGCATATTCAGGTAATAAAAATAATGGTCCGTTATGTTGCGGACATAGAGGAGGTTTGGGTGGTGTATATATTTGCGATTTAAATCTTTTAAGAGACTTAGGAGGATTTAATGAAAAATACGTTGGGTGGGGAGGAGAAGATGGGGATATGATTGACAGAATTACAAGCTCTAATAAAAAATATAGACAAATACCAATAAATAAAATAGTACCTTTTCATTTATCACATTTTTATGATTGGTCAAGTGAGAAATATAGTAAAAGATTTAATAGTTAAAAAATGAATAAAAAAATAAAATTTATTACTGCAATATATTCTAATTTACACGGGACTGAGATTGGCGGTAGGCCAAGTAGGGGGGGTCATTATAAATGGAGTTTATTATCATTATTAAAAATGACTGATTCGGATTTTATTTGTTACACATCTGAGGAAGAGTTTGATGATTTATATAATTTTTTTCATATCGAAAATAATGTAGATACTGATAAATTACAATTAGTAAAATATAATTTATCCGAGCATTATTTCTTAGAATTATTTAAAAAATATAAAGATATTGAAGGTGCAAAAAGAGGTGACAGGTGTATTGAAATACAATATATGAAATATATTTGGTTTTTATCTGAAGATATGTCATATGATTATTATTTTTGGATTGATGCAGGATTATCTCATTGTGGTTTAATCCCGAATAAATATTTAACTGCGGGAGGCCCTCATAATAAGGGATATTATGAAAGTCCGTTATTTAACAATACATTTTTAGATAACTTAATAAAAAACACTGAGGATAAATTTACAATAATTGGAAAAGAAAATGATAGGAATTATTGGTCAGGAACCGTAGACCCAAAACATTTTTTTAATTATAATAGAAGCTATCATATAATAGGAGGTTTATTCGGAGGAAAAAAAGAATTGTGGAATAATATGTTAGAACTGTTCAAAAAATATGTTTATCAAGTTACAGAAGAAGACGGTAGATTATATCACGAAGAAGATATAATGACATTGATTTTTAGAAATCACGAAGATATGTTTAAAATGTATGATTTTGACATTTGGTGGCACGAAAACGAAAGAATTCCTGGTATTGATAATATGGTTGACTACATCAGTACAAGGAAAAGTTTTTATAAAATTTTAGAAGAATTAAACGGAATTTATGAGTAAAATAACATTAGTAACAGGTTTATGGGATTTAGGTAGAGGTAATTTGAATGAAGGTTGGAGCCGTTCGTTTGAACAATATTTGGATAAATTCAAACAACTTTTACAAGTTGATGAGAATATTATAATATTTGGAGATGAAGAGCTTGCTTCTTTTGTTAAAGAACATAGAGCATCTGAAAATACTCAATTTATTTTAAGACCATTAGATTGGTTCAAAAATAATGATTATTACCCCTTAATTCAAGACATCAGAAATAATCCTGATTGGTATAATCAGGTAGGTTGGTTGACAGATTCAACTCAAGCGAAACTTGAAATGTATAATCCATTGGTTATGTCTAAAATGTTTTTATTGCACGACGCCAAGATTATAGATAGATTTAATTCTGAATATATGTTTTGGATTGATGCGGGTTTGACAAATACAATCCACCCTGGATATTTTACTCACGACAAAGTTTTAGATAGATTAGAAAAATATATTTCAAAATTTTCTTTTATTTGTTTTCCATATGACGCAAACACAGAAATACACGGATTCGAATATAATAAATTAAATTCAATTGCAGGTGATAAAGTTAATAAAGTATCGAGAGGAGGATTTTTTGGTGGACCAAAAGAATCAATCTCTAATATGAATTCAATATATTATGGGTTGTTATTATCTACATTACGGGAAGGTTATATGGGTACAGAAGAAAGTATTTTCACTATAATGACATATAAACATTCGGATTTAATAAATTATTTTGAAATTGAAGGTAACGGATTGATGGGTAAATTTTTTGAAGATTTAAAAAATGATAGTTTAAAAGTTAAATCCGAAAGTAAAATATCTGTAGAAAACACGTTGGACACAAATAAAGTTGGTCTTTATGTTTTAACATTTAACAGTCCAAATCAATTTAGAACTTTAATTAAATCGATGTTGGAATATGATAAAGATTTTATTTTAAAAACTACAAAATTTTTATTAGATAACTCTACAGATGAGACAACATTTAATGAATATTCAGAACTTTGTAATGAACACGGATTTGAACACATTAAAAAAGATAATTTAGGTATTTGTGGTGGTAGACAATGGATTGCGGAACATTTTGATAAGACTGATTTAGACTATTATATTTTTAGTGAGGACGATATGTTCTTTCAACATAAACCAAACGAAACTTGTAGAAATGGTTTTAACAGATACTCACCAAATTTATTTTCAAATACTTTACAAATAATTAAAAAAGAAAATTTAGATTTTATAAAATATAATTTTAGTGAATTTTATGGAGATAATAGTACTCAATGGTCGTGGTATAACGTACCACAATCCGTTAGAGAACAATTTTGGCCTGAAAAAACTAAGTTACCCCAAATAGGATTAGACCCCAACGCACCTAAAACCAAATTCAATAATATTAAAATTCATAATGGTTTACCTTATGCTGATGGTGAAATATACTACTGTAATTGGACTCAATTAATTAGTAGGACGGGAAATAAAAAAATGTTTTTAGATATTACTTGGGCTCATCCTTTTGAAAATACGTGGATGTCTCATATGTATCAATTAACTAAGAAGGATGAGTTAAAAGGCGGGTTGTTATTACTTACTCCAGTTGAACACAATAGATTTGACCATTATGATGGAAAGTTAAGAAAAGAATCATAACAATATATTTATTGTTATGGAATTTTTTATCAAGAGTGGTGCAAATCTACCGGCACTTAAAATGCAGGTTATCTCTGACGGACGAAGCGATTTTAAGTCAGTAATAGAAAGTTTAGAGCAATCAAAAGTATTTTTATCTATGGTAGATGTTACCACAGGTATAAATAAGATTGCATTAGCACCTTGCGATATTATAACTGAAACAAATCCTGACGGAACTTTAAATTATTTTATTTATTATAAGTTCACCACAAAAAATACCAACAAGCCAGGTAGATACAAAGTAGAATTTTTCATACAAAATGTGGAAGGTAATTTAAATTTACCAATTAAAGATACGTTATTTGTTAACGTTCAAGAATCTTTTGTTAGTATTGCAAATTGTTGTCCTGATAATACAAGAATAAGATTAAGATTATCGGCATACATTAGTTCTGGTTCTATTAACATTTTATATGTTTTAGAATCAAATAAAGAACTTCCTGTTGGATTTACATTAAATTTCACAAATACATATGATGTTTTTACGGGTCCTCCTATAGTTGTTTCAACGGGTGTTACAATTAGTGCTGGTACTAAGTATGGTGAAACAAATGTTTATTTATCTTCTGAAGATTTTAATAATTTAAAAAGTATTGGTAATTTTTCAAATCTAACATTTAATCCAAGTTATATTTCAAATATTTTTGATTTAACGGAACAATCATTTTTTGTTACGGCAACTCCTACTCCTACACCTAGTATTACTCCAACATTAACATCTACTCCAACACCAACACCAACTCAAACTGAAGAGGTAATTACAGACGCAATTTTAACTACGGATATTGGTTTAATTTCAGTTGGTCTTGGATTCTACTTAAAATTTGTGGACTTTGAGCCAGAACAAAATATAACGGACGCAATATTAACAAATGATGGTGAATATATTTTGGTTGGAACCGATATGTACTTGAGTTTTATTGACCCAACCCCAAATCCAACTCCAACTCAAACACCCACACAATCTAATACACCTACAAATACTTCTACTAATATTCCTATTAATACTCCTACACCAACTCCCACACCAACTCAAACAGAACAAGTTATAATTGATGCAATATTAACAAATGATGGTAATTATATTCAAGTTGGGAATGAAATATATTTAAAATATATTAACCCCACACCTCCACCAACACCAACCCAAACACCTACCAATACTCAAACACCCACAAATACACCTACTCCAAGTATAACTCCAACATTTACTCCAACCAATACTAAAACTCCAACACCTACACCAACAATAGCATCAATAGTTACAGATGGATTAGTGTTGTATTATGATTTTAGTAATCCTTTTAGTTATTCGGGAAGTGGAGTTAATATAATTGATTTATCACCTTCTAATAATAATGGAATTGTTGTAAATGATTATGTACATATATCTTATGTTAATTCAGGCAACACTAGTTATTTTAATTGGGATAGTAACTCAGGTGGTAGTGGAGGAAATTCATTTGGCGGTAGTATACACACAAGTTCAGCAAATACTTATCAAGATTTTACTATGGTGTTTCAACCTGACTTTTTGGTGGGTGGAATGGCTGGTTTATTTAGTATTCCAAATGATAAAAGTTTAAGGGTTTATGGTAATGGTTGGGGATTTCCAAATCCAGGTAATAACGATGATTGGGCAAGTTCATCAGCAACAAACTTCTATATAAATGGACAAGTAAGTAATCAAGCGGTGTCAGGATGGAATATTATGGGTGGAGCAACAACCAATAGTAATTTTGCGGGACTTACCCAATTATACGTCGGTACTAGTGGATATCAAGATAGAAATATGCAAGGTAAGATTGCATTAGTATTAATGTATAATAGAGCTTTAACAGGTCAAGAACAAATACAAAACTACAATTTCCTTAAAACTAGGTTTGGATTATGATAATAAAAAAGTAAATAATAAAATAATAAGAGATATTTATATAAAAAAAGAAAAATTATGTTAACAGGAAAAACAATAGGACAATTAACTTATTTGGAAACACCGACACCGGATACTTTAATACCCGTAGAATTAAACGGTGCAACATATCATATTGACTTCTCCGCAATTACTTCTGGAGGATTTATTGAAGTGACTTACTCTGAACTTGTAGATAAAATCACGGGTGAAACATTAACAAAAGGTATTCATTATATCATAACAGATTTTAAAACTTGTTATGATGTTCCCGAATATTATTATAATGGTAATCCAAAAGATAATGGTGTGATTGATTATATGCAAGGTAATGTTGAACCAATTATTGTTTTATCAACAAGCTCAAATACAATTAGTTCAACCGCGTATCAACAAGCATATCCAAATGATAGAATCCAATATGATTGGACTTTTAGTGCAACTGAAATAACTCAAGGTGTTGCGTATGGTAGAATTTCTGAAAGAATTGATGAATATAACAATAGAACCGATTATGACCACAGAAATATCTATTTTAGTAGATTTCAATCATATAATAAGGGTTCTCAATTAACAGGAACTATAGGTAGTTATGATAGTGCAACTGGTATAATATCAGGTAATAGTACATTATTTTTATCAGAAGTTTCAATTGGTGATATATTATTTTTTGAATATCAGGGTTATATGGTTGGTGTTAGGGTTTTTAGTGCTAGTACTAATACTTTAATATATGTTATTGTTGACCCATCATTTGGAAGTCAAGTAAACTTTACAGGAGGACTTATTCCTTTTTATAGCTCAACATCAACAGGTGATTATAACGAATATAAAGAAGTATATATTGGACAAAAAATTGAGGAGGACTTTCAAAGAATCCTAACTTTTAATTTAAACGGGACTGCGGTACATAACTATGTTGGTGATTATTCTAAATTTTATCTTGAAGACAATGTCAGTACCCCTATATTTTTATTAGCAAACAACGTGTTTTTTGGTAGTAACACTTACTCAAACACAATCGGTGATTTGTCTTATAATAATACCGCAACATATTCCTTTTCAAATAATAAAATATCCAATCAATTTTATAATAATACAATTCATCAGAATGGTTTTTATAGCAATAATATTGGTCTATTATTTAACAATAATATTGTTTATGGTGAATTATGGAGTAATACAATTGAAGAAAACTTTAATTCTAACATAATTTATTCTGAATTTTATGATAATCAAATAGGTTTAAATTTTGAAGAAAATACTATCGGTGACAATAGGAATTTAGGTAATTTTAATTTTTATAGAAACAAAATAGGAAATGATTTTCGATATAATATCATTAGACAAAATTTCCAAAATAACCAAATTGGTAATCAATTTAACAATAACTTCGCTAATGGTAATTTTTATAAAAATGTTATTGGAAACGGATTTAATTATAACCGTAATATTGGGTATGATTTTTATGGTAACCACATTGGTAATGGGTTTAATAATAATGAATTAATTGGAGATTATTTTCACGACAATCAAATCGGTGAATATTTTGAATATAATAGTATTTCATATAAATTTAATAATAACCAAATTGGTAATATTTTTGAAAATAATACTTTAGGTGACACTCAATATTTTAATTGGAATAATACAAGTATTGAAAATTTAACGGCAAGAACTTATAACACATTTTATAATTCATTATATGGTGATGGTGGACAAAACGTTGGTAATGTTATTTTAGGTAAGGAACTTATAATGCATTTTTATCGTGATTCAGGTACAACATTAACAAGTGGTTATTTGGTGGTTGGTGAGACATATGAAATAACAAACGTAGCGTTTGGCGGTGGTGATTTCAGTAATGTCGCCGATGTTCAAAGCGGAACTATTAATCAAAATGGTTGTATTTTCATCGCAACAGGAACTACACCAAGTAGTTGGTGTGGAATAACAGTAACCGAATTAACCGTTTATAATGAATATCACAAAGTTAAATTCACACAATGGACTCAAGGTGGTAATGGTGGTGGTTTTTCGTATGAGAGAACAAAGGTATATCCGACATCGGAACCAACTTTTTATTTTACAAAATTAAATTACCAAGATATAATTGATATAGTTGTTCCTAGTCGTCTTGAAATAACCAGAAATAATAATGGGGCGATTTATAATGATGTAATAGAAAATGGATGGAATCAAAACGTTTCGCCTGAAGGAACTCAATGGAACTCAATTTATACTCAACAATATAATGGTAGTAATTTTAAATATAATACAATTGTCAATGAATTTAAGGGTAACTATATTCGTGGCGATTTTCAATTAAATTCAATTGAGTCGTATGTTGGTACTAATCAATTTTCTGGTGATACATATCAGAATAAAATTGGTTCGTATACCTTTGGTAATGACTTTTTGGGTTATATGTTTAATAACTCGTGGATGGGTAGTTTTGATAATAATACCTTTGGATATAATTTAAATGCCAACACATTTGGTTCGTCAATTAGCAATAACACAATTGGTTATGATTTCATTAATAATGAAATTAAATCTGATTTTGATAATAATACAATTGGTAATGGTTTTCAAACTAATCAAATTGGTAGTAGTTTTACTAACAATACTATTGATGATAATTTTGGTTATGGGGTTTCATACCCACAAGGAAATAAAATAGGTAATAATTTTTATAACAATACTGTTGGTGAATATTTCTACAATAACTCTATCCCTGATAATTTTATAGATAACACAATTGATAATTATTTCCAATGGAATATTGTTAACACAGCAATTAGTGGTGTTTGTTTAAGTACTGGTGCGTTATATCATAATACAACAGTTAATGTATTTAAAAATAAAAATGGTGATAATAGATTATCATATTATGATGAATCTGATGTTCTAACAGTAGAAACATTAAATGAAGCGCCTTGTTTAAGTGGATTAAATGCGTTAGATATACCAGAAAATGATTTAAATTTTGGATTGGTGTTAAATTCCTCATTTACAGTATATTCTACAGATATTGTAAGTTATGGACAAGGAACTAATATAACGGCAAATGGAACAAGTGGGTTTGATTCAGGTCCATCTCAAACAGGTGTCGGTAATCAAGAGTATATTATTCAGGATAATATGAGTCAAAGATTAAAAGATGAAATACTTGGTTTATTTATTAGTGAAGGTTTATCAACAAATAGTACGGGATATGTCTTTGATGTTACTTGGGGACCAGGTAGTACAATTACAAATGGTAAAGCGATGATAGGTTATTATTGGAATGGTGGAACAAATTATGGTAATATACAACTTTCTCCTATTAGTACCGCCAATAATGATTGGATGACATCAGGACAAAATATGTTCACATCACCATTAGCGGCAGTTGGGACATTTAATTTTCCTGCAACATTTACTTTGTATAAACCAATAATTTCAAACCCAAGCAATTGGTATTGTTAATAAAATGATTATTCATAGGTTACATAATACAAGAGGGAATATTAAAGCGAGTTGGATTAATTCGTATAGGACATTTAGTTTTCCTTCATATTATGATGCTAATTATATGAATTTTGGTGACTTACAAACCATTAATGATGATAGGGTTCAACCTGGAGGACACGTACCGATACACGAGCACAAAAATATGGAAATATTTGGTTATGTGGTAGAAGGTGTTTGTAGACATACTGATAGTCACGGAAAGGTATTAGATATACCATCAGGTGCAGTACAAAGAATGAGTACAGGACGAGGAATAAAACACACAGAAGGTAATGCTTCGGACACTCCAAATCGTTATCTCCAACTATGGATTAAACCAAATGTGTTTGATACTGAACCAATACACGAATGGCATCAGTTTACAAGGGAAGATAAGTTAAATAAATTTTGTGATATAACTGAAAAATTACCAATTAAACAAGACGCTAAATTATTATCGGGAATATTTACTGAAGATTTTACATTTGAACTTAATAACACACGTAGATATTATCTATATGTCGTTTTGGGAGAAACAAATGTAAATAATCATTCATTAATTGAAGGTGATGGTTTAAGTTTTACAAATGAAGATAAAATTGAGATTCAATCAATAAATGAATCTGAAATAATACTATTTGATTTACAATAAATAAAAATAAAAAAATAAAAAAATGATACAAGGAATTAGATTAACAAGTTCAAATTTATCAGGTAAAACAGCTGATGTAATTTTCAACCCCTCAACAGGTGGTACAATTAATTTAGGTACACAAACCATACCATTTAACAATATTAGTGATTACCCATACGGTACTTATGAATTATCAGTTGTGGAATATGATAGAACATATGAAATAAATGTACCTGCACCATTAGATGGACAAAGTGCTTACACTCTTACTGTGAGAGGTGTAACAGTAGATGGCGGCGTTCAACCATTTTCAGGCGCGGTATTATCTGAAGTATGGGGAACATATACAACACAATATATTACAGATGAAGGTATACCATCAACAGATATTGTTTATGCTCAAGGTATTTGTTCTGATGATGTTGATGCCCCAAAAGTACAAGCAAATATTGGTGGATGGCCAAATAGTATTAATTCATTTTTAGGACCATTTCAATCGGGTGGTTTGGCTGGATATCCATTTGTCGGTAGTGTTGGTTTTGGAGCATTTGCAAGTCACGTAGCAACAACATCTGGTGGAACCTTATTTGTTACAAGTATGCCACATATTGGTGTTACTGAAGAAGGTAGTTCAGGTAGAATGTTACGTAGAGGTAAAGCCGATAGTACAAACGATAATACTTGTGGTGCAGTATGGGGAGCAATTAACCAAGTTGTAAATGTATTAAGTGCACCCCCAAGTCAAAGTAATCCGCCATTTGATAATGGTAATTATTCTTTTTGGAAATTAACAGATATTTTATGGCCGTATAAATCAACCTTAACAGGTTTTACAGGTACTGCCGAACAAATATATAACAAACAAATGATATTTGCAACAGAAACTATTAGGGATTCTGCATATGATTATATAATAGCGAATTTACCAGGTGCAACCGAAGCAAACACAGAAAATGATGTGTATTTTTTAAGTGGTATTTTTATTAATAGTGATGTTAGTGCGGGTACAACACAATATGAATCTTATGTTGTTGTTGATAAAGTTATGAAATATGTGTTTGAGGACCAATGGTATGATATAACAGATAATTATAAGGCAGGATTACCAATTGACTAAAATTAAAAAATAACAATTATGAGAATTTGTATATTATGTGAAGAATCAAAGGTTCTTCAAGCAAGAGAAAAAATGAAAAATAATAATATCTTAAAAATAGATTTATCGCCAACTGGAGAATTGCCTGCAACACATAAATTATGTGTTATGGCAGTTACCGAAGAAAAGGCCAAACAACTTATGGATTCTGCCGAATTAACAATAATTGAGGCGATGAACCCAAGTGAATTTTTAACAAAACATAATCTAAAAAAAATCGGTAAATACGGATTTGGAAACTTGTAAGATAAAAAAAAATTTCATCACACAAGATGAGGCAAACCAAATAGTAAATTGGTTAGATTCTGTTAATCATACAGGTAGTGATAGTAATCACCATCTTACAGAATTATCTAAATCTCTAAATGGTGTATCTTATATGTTTGATATTTCAAACACACCTTTAACAAATTATATTACAAAATTCCAATCAATATCTGATGTATCAAAAGAGGGTTTGCCCTCTTTTATTTTTAACATAATAGATAGAATATCAGAAGAATTTAATTTTCCAAAAGATAATGTTTTTCTTCAAGCTGTTGATATGAATAAAGGAGGAAAAATAAATCCCCATTATGACGCATCAATAGATGGATATGTTAATTATAAGTGTAATATTAGTGTATTATCAGAAGATTATGATTTTTATGTGGATAAAGATTCAGTTAAAATACAAAAAACTGATTTATACGGATTTGAGGCGTCTTTATACAAACATTGGACAAACGAATTTAATTCAAGAAGAGTTTTTTTAAGTTTTGGGTTTTTATTAAAATATGAAGATGTGGGTAGAGATATGAATGACCCAAGAGTTAGGTTAAGTAAAAGAATTGAGAAATACTTTCAAAAATAAAATATTTATAAAAAAAAGAAAATGGCAACAAAATACATTGTAAATGATTTAACAGGACAAACCATAACGGGTAATTTAACAATTAATGGTAATATAATTGTTACTGGTTCATCAAATAATAGTGGTGTCTATAGGGCATTATTAACTCAAACAGGTTCTATTAGTGGTACCACTATAAATACTTTTTATGATGGTTTGATTATTGGTGAAACATATACAATCTCAACGTATAATACAGGTGATGACTTTAGCAATATTGCAAATATCATAAGTGGTGGAACTCTTATGGATTTTGATTATGTTTGGACCTCATCAGCAGTGCCTTATTCGGGTTTTAATGGTCTTACAGGAACAACAAGTGGTTCGGGTAGTGGAGCCTCTTTTAATGCTTATTGGTGTGGAGCAACAAATACTCACGTTTATCTTCTAACTAGTGGGGTTGATTACGTCGTAGGAGATACAATAACAATATTAGGAACTGAACTTAGTGGTAATACACCTGAAAATGATATGGTAATTACGGTTACTGAGGTTAATCCCAATGTAACAGGTTGTGTGTTTATAGCAACAGGTGATACACCATCGGTTTGGTCACATTCTTCTCTATTGGTATCTGATGGTGGTTTGATTGTTGATGTACAAGAAAATACTCTTGGTTATGACTTATATTGGCAATTGGGGCTTTTTGGTGGTTATGGTACTTATACTGCGTTTAATAATACTACGGGTTCTGTGTATAACGCTTTTAAAAGAGATAAAGTAGAAGTAACTACAACAAATACATATGCTTTTGATAATGGTCCTGGGCTTCCAGCATTTATTGTACCGTATGTTTCGAATTCATTTGCTAAAGATGATAGTATTGCTATAGATACGCTTTATGTAGGTGGTGGACCTGGTGGTTATTCGAATGATTTGTTATACTATACACCAGTTGAAATTAAAATTAAACAAGACTTGGATACAACACCTGTAGAGATATACGGTGAGATAGGCCCATCATTTCCTTTTTCTTATGTGTATACTAATTTATATTGTAGTGGACGTTTTATACAAGATTTTTATGCTGCTAATCAATCGACTGTTAATAATATATCTGAATTAATAACATTATTAAATAATGATATTAATAATGTATATGGATTAGTTTATTCTGAAGGTGGCCCTGGTGGAATTCAGGTGACTATGCCAACAAGCCTTAAAAATCAATTTTGCGCTAATGGTACACTAACATTTATTATTTATAGCGATGATTAAAATAAAAAATAAAAAACAATATTATGATAAAATTAATACAAAGAACAACAGATAACAAATACCTTAAATCAGTTGAAACTGAAACTTGGGTTGAGGATATAAAAGACGCATTTGAAATGACGTATTTTGAATGTGAAACTGCTAAATCCGCATTGGATGGTGTTTTTCTTCCTGAGCAATTAAAAGAAATTGTTAATATGCGAAAAATAAAACCAATAACTAAAGAAGAAAAAAAAGAGTTGTTAGATTTATTAAAAAGATAAAATTGATTTTGACTTAACTGTTTTGGTTGATTATATTTATAAGTAATGAGTAAGGTGAACTTCACAATGTTGTGAAAGCTAATAAACCACTCCTAATTTATATATGATAGACAGTCAAGAAATTGAATCGTTCCTCCACGGAAACGACCCAGAAGAATTTATTGTTGCACTTGAATACGACTACGCTTCAGAGTGCATTTACAAAATCAAAGAAATCCCCGGTAAAGGTAAAGAGATTAGAAAAGACACGTTCATCCCGTTTGCGTGGGTTGGTGATTTACGTGGTATGAAGTTCTATAATGATTCCAAGGCATTACAAAAAGAGGCGATGTCTAAATACGGAATTACTATAGATAAATTAGAAACGGGTGATAATGAAAGAATGAAAAATGGTTTAACTTATATGGTTAAATCACTTAAAGGTTATAGAGCATTATCCCAATTTTTCCGTGATGGCGGAATAGACCCCTATGGAGAGAAAGGAAAAGAAAAAATACTTATCCTCCCCCCTATTGAGCAGTATCTAATACAAAAAGAAAAAAGATTATTCAAAGGTTTTGAAGATTATAATGAAGTCACAAGACTTGTATTTGACTTGGAGACAACATCACTTGAACCCAAAGATGGTAGAATCTTTATGATTGGAATTAAAACCAATAAGGGTTACCACAGGGTTATTGAGTGTATTGATGAGTCACAAGAGAGAGGTGCAATCATAGAATTTTTTAAAGTTATAGATGAATTAAAACCAAGTATAATTGGTGGTTATAACTCCGCAAACTTTGACTGGCATTGGATATTTGAAAGATGTAAAATCTTGGGACTTGATGCTAAAAAGATTTGTAAATCTCTTAACCCCGCAAATTCATTCACAAGAAAAGAAAGTATGTTAAAACTTGCAAATGAGGTTGAGGAGTATACTCAAACGTCAATTTGGGGTTATAATGTTATTGATATTATTCATGCTGTTCGTAGAGCACAGGCTATTAATTCAAGTATCAAATCCGCAGGACTTAAATATATTACCAAATTTATTAAGGCAGAAGCTGCAGACCGAGTTTACATCGAACACACAGATATTGGAAAGATGTACACCCAAAAGGAAGAGTATTGGTTAAACGTACAAAATGGTAACTACAAAAAAGCTTCCGAGTATCAAGATTTAGATGTTAAATTCCCTGGTGTATATAAAAAAATAACAGGTGATAAGATTGTTGAGATGTATCTTGATGATGATTTGGACGAAACATTAAAGGTAGACCAAGAGTACAATCAAGGTTCTTTCTTACTTGCGTCTATGATTCCAACTTCCTATGAGAGAGTTTCAACTATGGGTACTGCAACGTTATGGAAAATGTTGATGCTTGCTTGGAGTTATAAGAACGGACTTGCAATTCCCGAGAAAGAAAAGAAAACAGATTTTGTGGGAGGACTTTCAAGATTGTTAAAAGTAGGTTATTCAAAGAATGTTTTGAAACTTGACTTTAGTTCTCTTTATCCTTCAATCCAACTTGTTCACGATGTATTCCCCGAATGTGATATTACAGGTGCGATGAAAGGAATGTTAAAATATTTCCGTGACACCCGTATCAAATACAAACAACTTGCCGAACAGCATTATGAAACCGATAAAAAAAAGTCGGAGTCGTATGGTAATAAACAACTTCCAATTAAAATTTTCATCAACTCAAAATTTGGTGCTTTATCGGCACCACAAGTATATGCGTGGGGTGATATGAATTGTGGAGAACAAATTACCTGTACTGGTAGACAATATCTTCGTCAGATGTTAAAGTTTTTTTCAAAAAAAGGATATACCGCACTTGTTTGTGATACAGATGGTATGAACTTCTCAATACCTGAAGGTGTTGAAGAAAGAGTGTATATTGGTAAAGGACTTAATTGGAAAGTTAAAGAAGGTAAAGAGTATAAAGGGTATTACGCTGATGTTGCAGAATTTAATGATTTATTTCAAAGAGGGGAAATGGCGTTAGATTGCGACGGGACTTGGGATAGTTGTATTAATCTTGCAAGAAAGAATTATGCGGTTATGGAATCTAATGGCAAAATTAAACTTACAGGTAATTCAATTAAATCTAAAAAATTGCCTCTTTATATTGAGGACTTCTTGGATGTGGCGGTTAAACTTTTACTTGAAGGTAAAGGAAAAGAGTTTGTTGAGTATTATTATGTCTACTTACAAAAGATATATGATAAACAAATTCCACTTATGAAAATCGCACAGAGAGCGAAAGTAAAACTCACGATGGAGGATTATAAGAAAAGGTCAACACAGAAAACAAAGGCGGGTGGTGCGATGTCTATGATGGCGCATATGGAACTTGCCCTTCAAAATAAATTAAATGTTAATCTTGGCGATGTAATATATTATGTTAATAATGGGGTTAAGGCATCAAATGGAGATGTTCAAAAAATAACCAAACCAACAAAGAAATTACAAGAAGAATATATGTTGACCCACGGAAAACCAATTCCTGAAGGTTATGTTCAAATCAATTGTTATATGTTAGAACAAAGTAAGATTGAATCAAATCCAAATATGACGGGTGAATATAATGTACCAAGAGCAATTACAACCTTCAATAAAAGAATCGAACCTCTCCTTATTTGTTTTGGACAAGAGGTTAGAGATGGATTACTTGTTGATGAACCAAAAGACAGAGGAATATTTACAACTCAACAATGTGAACTCATAAATGGTGTCCCGTTTGAACCTGAAGACCAAGATAATGTTGAAGATTTATTAACAATAACAGATTCGGAGATATTGTTTTGGGATAGAGTTGGGTTAAGCCCAAACTACATTTATGATTTAGCGGAACCAGGGTGGGAAAAATTTATGTAAAAATACTACTTTTAATAAAATTAAGATATTTATTATTATGGGAAGACCTAAAAAAAACAAAGAAGAAAAAAAAATTAAGGTTAGTATTAGTCTTGATAGAGTTTTGTACAATAAAATAAAAGAGGAAAAAATAATGCCTTCCCGTATGATAGAAAAATTAGTTAGAGAATATTATGGAAACAAAAATTTGTTGTAGGTGTAACTTAGAAAAAAAATATTCAGATTTTAATATTTCAAAAAGAAATAAATCCGGATTGAGGGGTGAGTGTAGAGATTGCCAAAAATTAACCTATTCGAATAATTCGGAATATTACAAAGAAAAAAGAAAAAAAAGATATTCCGAAAACCCAAAAAAAGAGTTAATTCGTAATAAAAAATATTATGAACATAAAAAACCTCAAATAATTGAAAATTTAAAAAATAAAAAGAGAGTTGATGAAATGTTGAGAGTTTCTTCTAATTTACGTAGTAGGATATCACAATTTGTTAAATCAAATAAAATTCAAAAAGACAATAAAACTTTAGTTATGTTAGGTATTGATTTACCTAATTTTAAAAAATATCTTGAAGGACAATTTAAACCGGGAATGTGCTGGGAAAATTATGGTGAATGGCATATAGACCATATTATCCCTTTATATTACGCCAAAACTACTGAAGATTTAAATAAACTTTGTTATTACACAAATTTACAACCGCTATGGGGTTTTGAAAATTCTTCTAAAAGAAACAAGTTAATTAGGATTGTTTGAGTCCGTCGCTGGATAAAATATACCAGTTCCCTTCACAGAATCTAAACTCAATACAAGCACCTTTATCGGCAACAATCTCGTCGAATTCTTCGTCAATTTTGCCGATATTGGGTTTGATTGTTACGTGAGTTAAACATTTAATAACCGTATGTTCCGTAGTTTTGGAATCCAAAATAATTTTTGATTGGGGAACTCCCTTAACAATAATACATTCTTCACCTGTTGTTGAGTAATTGGTTTCGGAAATAATTGATGTTTCAGAAACATTTACAAGTAAATTATTAACTCTTTTTTGTGTTGGTAGTGATTTTATAATTGCCATACTAAATTATATTACATATATCTGTCTTTGGAAAGCGTTAAATTTCAATTGCTTATTAAGATTTTCAGCTATCAACGCTTCTTTTTCCATTTGTTTTTCCGGTCTAAGTCTTGTAAGAAGTCCTTCAGCGCCTGTTAATTCTTCAATTAATTTTGACTTTTCATCTTTACCTTCAGTCGCTAAACTTTGATAATCCATTGTTAATTCACTATCAGGTGTCTTTAAATTACCGCTATACTTTCCTCTAACTCTACCTAAAGTTTCTTTAGCATATGCAAAGAACCATCTTCTAACCCACTGTTTTGCGGGTTCATTTAAATCTTCCCAACTCATTTCATCCAACGGAACATCTGATGGTAGTCTTATAATATCAGGATTCATCTTAAGACACTTATTTCTATCAGGACCCTCAACTTCATAATACCAATACCAAACTTTTGTTCCCACATATGAACTATAAGCATTCCAATTAAATCTACCACCAGGTGTATTCATAAGATGAATAAGTTTTTTTCCGTCTTGAATTGCAGTGATTCTATAAGTTAAACTACCTCCAAGTATTCTATTAAGAATATTTGCCTCCTGTGCTCTAACTAAATAATCAAAACCCGACATCATAAAGAATGAGCCTTGCCCACCAAATTGTGCGAATCCTGATTGGTTAGCACCAAGACCAACACCATCGTATCCATATCCCATCATACCGAAAGGACCAAATAAAGATGAAGTATTGTTTGAATACCAAAGAAGTTCATTCACTTCTCTACCCGCAGGTATTTCATATGTTTGTTGATTTTGAACTAATTCAAAATAATCTAACTTAAGTTCCCAAGGACCAACCGCCTGAAGTCCAACTATTTTTGAATATGAATATTGAAATTGTTTCTCAAAATCGTGAGTTCTTGTAGAGAGTGCTCTTGCCACAGATTTTTGACTCATATCAAGATTAACCAAATTAGTCCAGTTGGTATCTATTAACCAATTCTGAATATATTGTTCGTAATCTTGAATGGATAATTCCATCAAGGAATCTAACATTTCGTCTGTTAGTTCAATACTTCTGATTGGTGCACCTAAAACGTGTTTCAATCTTGTATATATTTTGCTTCTTTCTGGTTCTTGGATTACTGGCATACTAATAAATATTTACAAAAACATTAATTTCTTAAATTATTAATTTTTTGTAATATTTCTTCTGCAGTATCTGCGGAGTTTTGGTTATCACCCATTACAGTAGCTATAACTTGTTTTTTCGCATTTATAATATCGTATATCACACCTTCTACTGTATTTTCAAAAATTGGATAATAAACAAGTACATTATTTTTTTGTCCGTATCTATACGCTCTGTCTTCAGCTTGTGCGTGGTCTGAAGGTAAAAAAGATAAATCATTCATTATAACAACTTCTGCGGATGTTAAAGTAATACCAACACCTGCCGCTTTAATATTCCCAACAAAAACTTTAATTTTTGAGTTTGTTTGAAATTCATCCACCGCAAATTGTCTTTGTTCTTTGGAACAGGAACCATCAACTCTAACCGCACTCTTACCAAAATGTTCCACAATTCTATTTAATGAATCCGTGAAATTACAAAATATTATAACTTTCTTATCCTGTTCTATAATATTTTCGGCCATCTCAATTGTTTGAGAAATTTTCTCATTTGCAATAACTTGTCTTACTTTTGTAAGTTTTGAAAATTGAACTGTAAGTGATTTTGATTCCTCGGGATTTTTATCATACCAATCATAATACTCCCCCATAATTTCTTCATATTCTCTTGATTTTAACCTTAAATATACCGGAGTTATAATCTTATCAGGTAAGTCCAAAACGTCCTCCTTGAGTCTCCTAAGTATCGTACCTGACGTTCTATCCCTTAACTCCTCAAGATTTGTTGCACCCATAACATTCCAAACTTTTCTTGGTCCCGCATTAAACTGAAAACCATTACAATATCTTATAACATAAGCCATCCAATTTTTGGCAACAGGAGAATCCACCAAATTTAATAAGTTATAATAATCAATCGGGCGAGAAGTCATAGGAGTTCCTGTAAGTAACCATAACCTATCAATATCTTTAACAATATCATTTATAAGTTTTGTTCTTTTTGCTTGTGCGTTTTTGATGTAGTGAGCCTCATCAACAATCACCAAATCAAAATTTGCATTCAACATATCAGAGTTCTTCTTATCTTTTGTACTATGGAAGTTTTTGATGATGTCGTAGTTAATAATTACAAAATCGTGTTCTGTTGAAAAACTTTTGCTTTCGGCAATAAAAATACTTCTGTCTGTGTAGTTCTCAATTTCTCTTTTCCAATTTATTTTAAGGGTTGCTGGACAAACAATTAAAATCTTTTTAGCCCCCGTTTCAAGTGCCGCAATAATGGTGGATGTTGTCTTACCCAAACCCATATCATCAGCCAAAATAAATTTTTTATTCTCAACTAATTTTTGGATTGATTCTTTTTGATGTGTAAGTGGGGGACGGTGAGAGTATTTTTCATAATCAATAACAACATCTTTAACCGTATTATCTTTTATGATTGACGCTTTTGGTAACCAAAATTCGTGGAGTTCTTCTCTTTCAAACATCTTACCCCAAATGTGATATGCCTTTTCTTTTTCAGCCAATATCTTTTCAACATAAACCTTTTCGGGGGTGACAGGATATAATTTATCATCTGCAAACTTCTGTGCAAAATAGGCATCAAGAACCGCCCACTTTCTTGCAACCTTTGGTTGTTTGTTGTGGTTGTTAATAATGTACTCTGCTTGACTTCTTGTGGGGTAAAACTTTTTATTTATCTGTGACTTTCTTTTTAATTCTAAAATATAGTTGTTACCGCCTTCATAAGTTTCAAGAATAGTTATTGCTTTTGACTCTAAACTAATATCCATTTTTTATATGATATATAATTATAATAAAAATTTAAGTATTTATCAATATGGAAAAATTAGTACCAATAACAAGATTAGGTAAGTTCTTTGGAGCCGAGGATTTTGATTTGGATGTTGAGATGGGAAGGGAGTGGTTAGAGGGTGATATGAACTTTACGGTTATTTTATATAGAGTGGATAGATATAAAACCAAAACAGATGATGTTTATGGTGAGGTTGTTGAAGATGGTGTCAAGTTTTTACCCCCAATAGAATTAAAGGGTTTAGTAAAAATTGTTGCACCTACAAATACAAAATTAGGCAGTTCAAAATTAAGACAAGAAGAACCAGGAAATATTACATTTTCAATTTACCAAAAATATTTGGATGAGTTAAATGTTGATATTTTATTTGGTGATTATTTGGGATATTATGAGACTGAAAGTAAAGTAAGGTATTATAGTGTGGCTGATGATGGTAGGGTTGTTTCAGATAATAAACACACATATGCGGGTGTTAAACCTTTTTATAGGACAATTTTAGCAACACCTACAAGTAGAAACGAATTTAAAGGAATATGAGGATAATAATTACAGAAACTCAAAGAAGAATGTTGGTAGATTCATTAATAGGTGAAAAAGTTAAGGTTTATTATAACTTACATAAACACACTTTTTCAGTTCAAAAAAATGGGTTAGTTGTTATGCATGCCGATTTTATTAAATTAGAAAACGTAGAATTTAAAGTTAGACCTACAGGAAAAGAAAAAGTTAGACAAGAAAAATCGAAGAATGTTCACGCATTTGTTATTGGTAACTTGGTTGATTTTTGTGAATATCCTTGTGATGATATTCCTGAAGAACCAACTGGAGATATTGTAACTTATGACCCATACAAGTATGATAGTTTTGTTTATAAAGAAACTGAAGAACCTGTATTTAACGCTAACGAAGTTGATTTAATAAATTCAAAAAATAAACTATTTGTTATAGAACAATAATGGCATTTCCAAAACAAATAAAAAAAACATTACCTTTAGTTCCTGATAAAGAATTATCTGAACGTAGAAGAGAACTATCTCAATTTATAACTAAAGATGGAACTTATTTACCTAAATCCGTGTTACACGCAGATTTGGATAGGGGTATGCTGGATTTTGTTAAAAATGATTTACAGATTAAATCTGAAGGAAAGATTGTTCCTATGGTTGATATTATATTAACTACTCAAAATTGGGCTCAGTTCACAGAAACTTGGAAATTTGTTGATACTGACTTTAACGCTCAACCCCCATTTGTTACTGTGGTTAGACAACCTGAAGTTAAATACGGTACAAACCCATCTTTATTATATACAATACCAAACAGAAAACAATTTTATTTCGCAACAGTTCCTACTTGGAACGGAAACCAACAAGGTATGGATGTGTATACAATACCTCAACCAGTTCCTGTGGATGTTAATTATAATGTTAAAATTGTTTGTAATAGAATGAGAGAGTTAAATCAATTTAACAAAGTTGTATTACAAAAGTTTTCATCAAAACAAGCTTATACTTTTATTAAAGGACAATATATTCCAATAGTATCTACAAATATTTCAGATGAGTCAGTTATGGATATTGATAAGAGAAAATATTATATACAAAATTATGACTTTACGATGCTTGGTTATTTGATTGATGAAGAAGAGTTTGAAGTTAAACCAGCAATTAACAGAGCATTAATGATGGTTGAAGTGGACACAAGTAATAGAAAACAAAAATTTGTACCTAAACAAGAGAATAAAAATAGTTTTCAGTTGTCCTTTAATTTCCCAATCGGTAATGATTCATATATAAAAAGTATGGATTATACAATTAATATGGGTGTGGAAAAAACAAAAAACATCACAACTTACGATGTTTATATTAATGGTGATTTTTATGGTAGTGATATAACACAAATACCGATAAACACTAATGATACATTACAAATTGATATTACAAGAAACGATGTAAATCAAGAATCAAATATTTCTTTTGTAAATAAGTTGGTTTAATTTTCTCCGTAAATATCCTTACTCACTTTACAGTTTTCTTTAATTAAGTCCTCTAAAAACTTATAAATCTTAATACCTTTCTTATCACAATACTTTTTTAGTATTGCGTGAACATCTTTTGAAATCTTAATATTTTTTATATCTCTATTATCATTCTGGGACATAAGCAGAAAATAAGCAGAATTTTAGGCGCTTGTTTATAAATAGTTTTGAAAAAGTAAAGTTTTTTCATTTATTTACTAATATTTATCTATAAAATAAAACTAAATAGAATAACATAATGGCAACAACTCAAGTTAATCAAAAAGTGTTTGTATCACCAGGTGTGTATACTTCAGAAACGGATTTATCATTCGTAGCTCAAAGTGTCGGTGTTACTACATTAGGTCTCGTTGGAGAGACTTTAAGAGGTCCAGCATTTGAACCAATCTTCATAACAAATTATGACGAATTCCAAGCGTTTTTTGGCGGTACGGAACCAACAAAATTTGTGAATACACAAATCCCAAAGTATGAGGCTGCTTATATCGCAAAATCATACTTACAACAATCAAATCAATTGTTCGTAACAAGAATCCTTGGTTTATCGGGATACGATGCGGGTCCTTCTTGGAGCATCAAAGTAAAGGCAAATGTTAATGGTAATACTGTTGATATTGATTCAAACGTTGCAACTGCACCGTGGTCTATTGATTTTACAGGTGACACCACTCTTAACACATTTACAATTACAAGTGGTTCATTACCTGCAGAAGTTATTGCTAACTACTACACTCAATACAGATTATTAAATGGTAATGTTTCTACTTTATCTTCAGATTTTAATAATATTCTTAATAATTTTGCTAAAGACCCAACAACAACAGGTACGACCGCAATTTTATATGGTTCAATACCAAATCCTGATTATAATAATATAATTACAAAATATACTGTTATTAATAATGTATTAAGTACATACGAACCAAGTATAAAATATAATGATTTAGCGGCAGGAGATAATGACGCTTGGTACTATGCAAACTTTGAAAACACTATGGGTAATGATTATTCAGGTTATTCATTTGATTATGTTGTAACAAGTATGTTTACGGCATCAACCACATTCACAGGTACAGTAACAGGTAATACTTATGTTTTCTCAGGAACTGCTTGGGATGATGTTAATAACTTAGTTGTCGCGACAATACGTTCAAGAGGTATTTCCGAATACAACTCAACACAACACGGTCCTCTTTATGAAGTTTCAGGTAGAACAGACCAATTTAATACTTATATTGGTGATGATTTACAAATGATATGTTCAGGTAGTTATCAATATGTTACATCAAATCCTTTTGCAACTTTCTTACTTTCAGGTTATACAATAGATAATACAAATTTCTCTTATGAAGTTAGTTTGGACCAATCAAGTAGTAAATTTATAACTAAAGTTCTTGGTGAAGATAATTTTGGTAAAAATAGATATCAGGTTCCAATTTTTGTTGAAGAAATTTATGCAGGAGCTCTTAACTATCTTTATAATAAAAATAAAGTTCGTGGTTTAGATTGTTCTTTAATTGCTCTTCCAAGTGCAAGAAGTTTAAGTACTCAATCTATTGGTTGGTATTTGGAACAATATCAAACTCCTATGACTCCCTTCTTAGTTTCAGAATTACGTGGTAGCGAAGTATTCAACTTATTTAGATTTGTCTCTATTTCAGATGGTAACGCTGCAAATACTGAAATTAAAATTTCAATTATTAACATTTCTTTTAATAATCAAACTTTTGATGTGTTAGTTAGAAGTTTCTACGATAGTGATAAAAATCCTGTAATTTTAGAAAAATTCACAAACTGTACTTTAGATATAAATTCTAATAGTTTTGTGGCGAAAAAAATAGGTTCTGTAAATGGTGAGTTCGCTTTAATTTCTAAATATATTATGGTTGAAATGGCGGATGAATTCCCTGTCGATGCGTTACCTTGTGGATTCCAAGGATACAATCAAAGAGTTTATGGAAGTGTTGATAACTTACCACCATTACCAGTATATAAACAATATTATTACGACCCAGGTCAAACAGAATATAATCCACCATTCAATACTCCTCAAAATTTGTCAAATGTGACTATATCGGCGGGAGATAATGTTAGAAGAACTTATTTAGGTTTTTCTACAAAATATGGTGTGGATGATTCTTTCTTACAATATAGAGGTAAACAAAACCCTGTAACTAATTTTGGAACTGCAGTAGATGCTAGTGAATGGGGTTATAGAACCAAAGGTTTCCATATGGATTCGGGTGCAACTGTTGTATCAATCTCAACTAACTTTTTAACAAGTGGTACAACCGCATTTGCTTGTGGAGATGGTAGTTTCCATAGTGAACCAACATCACAAACAAATCCATATTATTTCTCGTATTCAAGAAAATTCACAGTATGTTTTGCTGGTGGTTTTGATGGATGGGATGTATACAGAGAATATAGAACCAACCAAGATAGATTTGGACTTGGTCAGTCAGGTTATTTAGCAGGTGCTGCACCAAGTAGTAGATACCCACAAGCAACAGGTGCAGGTATGTTTAAACAAATAACAATTAATCAAAACACAGTTGATTGGGCAAATACTGACTACTACGCTTATATTTTAGGTATTGAAACTTTTGCAAATCCTGAAGCGACAAACATTAATGTATTTGCATTATGTGGTGTTGATTATGTGAATCATTCAAATGTTGTAGAAGCAGCAATTAATATGGTTCAATATCAAAGAGCCGATTCAATATTTGTTGGAACAACACCTGATTATAAAATGTTTACACCTGATGCTGGAGACAACACAAATAGAATTTTACCACAAGAGGCGGTTGATAATTTGGATGAAACAGGAATTGATTCAAACTACACCGCAACTTATTATCCTTGGATATTAGTTAGAGATACTGTTAATAACACTCAAATATATCTTCCGCCAACAGGTGAAGTTTGTAGAAACTTGGCGTTGACTGATAATATTGCTTTCCCTTGGTTCGCATCTGCGGGTTACACAAGAGGTTTAGTTAATTCAGTTAAAGCGAGAATTAAACTGACCCAAGAAGATAGAGACACACTTTATCAAGGTAGAATCAATCCAATCGCAACCTTCTCTGATGTTGGTACTGTAATATGGGGTAATAAAACTCTTCAAATTGCTGATACAGCTTTAAATAGAATAAATGTTAGAAGATTATTATTACAAGCTCGTAAATTGATTTCTGCAGTTGCGGTTAGATTACTGTTTGAACAAAACGACCAGATAGTAAGACAACAATTCTTGGATAGTGTAAACCCAATCTTAGATGCAATCAGAAGAGATAGAGGTTTGTATGATTTCCGTGTAACGGTTTCTTCTTCTCCTGAAGATTTGGATAGAAATACTTTAAACGGTAAAATCTATATAAAACCAACAAGAGCACTTGAATTCATTAATATTGAATTCTTGATTACTCCAACAGGAGCTTCTTTTGAAAATATATAATATATAAAAATGATAGGGGGTAATAAAATACTCCCTATCTTTGTAATTATGAAAAAAATTATATTAGAAGGTTTTAGGGATGAAAGTAGTCCAGATATGAAATATTATGCGTTTGATTGGGACGATAATATTGTTTCTATGCCGACAAAGATTATATTAAAAAATAGTGAAGGTGATGAAGTGGGTATGAGTACAACTGATTTTGCTGAACATAGACACGACATCGGAAAAAAAGATTTTGATTATAACGGTGAAACTATTGTTGGTTATGGTGAAAATCCATTTAGAAACTTTAGAGTTGAGGGAGACAAACAATTTCTTATTGATGCTATGAGAGCTGAAACAGGTCCAGCATTTGATGATTTTAGAGACGCTATTAATAATGGTTCGATATTTGCAATCATAACCGCAAGAGGACATAATCCCGAGACAATTAAACAAGGGATTTATAACTACATAGTTTCAGGTTTTAATGGTATAGATAAAGAACAATTACTTAAGAACTTAAGAAAATATAGAACATTTGCAGATGAAGAGGATTTAAGTGATGAAGAATTAATTAAATCATACTTGGAACTCAATAAGTATAACCCCGTCTCTTTTGGTGATGTTAAAGGTGCTGAAAATCCTGAAGAGGCTAAAATAATTGCGATGGATGATTTTGTTTCTTATATTAGAGCGATGTCCGCATTATTAAATAAGAAGGCATATATAAAGAAAGATTTAGGAAATAAGTTTTCACCAAAGATGCCAAAGGTAGGGTTTTCTGACGATGATATTAGAAATTTAGACGCTATGAAAAAGCATTTTGAAGATAAACCAGATAATATTGTTAAAACTATTTCTACTGCTGGAGGTATTAAAAAAGAATATTAAGTAATTAAGTTAATTTATTTATTAATACTGGATACTAGAACTGGATATAATAAGAATAAAAAAATTAAAATTAAAAGTAAATAGATAAATTTTTCAAAAAGATACTATTTATAATCAATAAACAAAGAAATTAAAATTTACACAATATGGCGGATTTATTAATGAAAATGCCCATACCTTATGAACCAAAAAGGCAGAACCGATTTATATTAAGATTCCCTTCAAGTTTAGGTATTAATGAGTGGTTTGTAGAAAGTACTGCTAGACCGCACATACAAATAAACGCAACTGAGATTCCTTTCTTAAATACATCAGTATATGTTGCAGGTAGATTCAACTGGCAAACAATTAATGTTACGTTTAGAGACCCAATAGGACCTTCTGCTGCACAAGCATTAATGGAGTGGGTTCGTCTACACGCAGAGTCTGTTACAGGTAGAATGGGATACGCCGCGGGTTATAAAAAAGACGTTGACTTGGAAATGCTTGACCCAACCGGTGTTGTTGTTGAGAAATGGATACTTTATGGTACCTTCTTAACTGATGTTAACTTTAATACACTCGCATATAATCAAGATGGTGTTGCAACAATTGCGGCAACTTTGAGAATGGATAGATGTGTATTAGTTTACTAGAATTCTATTTATAATAAAAATAAAACAATTATATTTAACCGTAGAGAAACTATAAACTTTCTACGGTTAATTTTTTTTATATGGATAATCAATCAAAAGAATATGGACAACAGAATTTAACGTTACCACACGATGTACTACCTTTACCTTCAGGTGGTATTTTTTATAAAAACAAAAAGAAATCAGTTAAGGTTGGATATTTAACTGCTGCGGATGAAAATATATTAATGGCGGGTGGAGCTGATTTAACACAAAATTTATTGAGGGCTAAATTATACGAACCCGATGTTAAAGTTGAAGATTTATTAGAAGGAGATATTGAAGCAATCTTAATTTTTTTAAGAAATACTTCATTTGGTCCTGAAATGTTATTAAATCTTACAGACCCCATAACAAAGAAACCATTCCAAAGTTCGGTAATGTTAGACCAAATGGCGATTATGCAAGGTAATGAACCATCCGAAGATGGCACGTTTACCGTTACGTTACCAAAAAGTAATTCAACAGTTAGGGTTAAACCCTTAACGTATGGTGAGATATTAGGTATCCAAAAAATGGTTGACTCTTATCCACAAGGTAGAGTTGTTCCAAAAATTACTTGGAGATTAGAGAAAGAAATTATAGATATAGATGGTTCAACAGATAAAGGTGAAATTGCGAAATTTGTTTCACAATTACCAATATCTGATTCTAAATTTTTAAGGAAATTTATGGATGAAAATGAACCAAGATTAGATATGAAAAAAACAGTTATGACCCCATCAGGAGAATTACTAACAGTTAACGTTGGTTTTGGGGTAGACTTTTTTCGCCCTTTCTTCTGATTATAGAAAAGGACAACTTGATGAATTTTATTATTTAAGTAAGTTATTATCGGTATCATACTCTGACTTTCAAAATATGCCGGTTTTTTTTAGGAAATATTTGTTGGATAAATGGGTTGAAGAAAATAAGAAGGACTGAGAAAATCAGTCCTTTCTCTATTTATAATATATAAATTAATTTAATTATGGCGGCAGAAGAACAATCAATAGAAGAAGCAATAAGACGGTTAACAGAAGCTATGAGTAATCCACTTAGTTTGGACAAATTTACAGATGCGGTTATTGAAATGAAGGTGGGCGCTAATGAGATTAATAAATATTTTGGACAATCAAGACAAAGAATAGAAGAGATATCATTAGCGGTTGCAGATGCCATACCAAGAATTGAAAGATTAGGAGGAAGTCAAGCAGATGCCATAACTACAATAAAAGAAATTGCTGAAGGCTCAAGAAAAAATATAATTGCGTCTACTGAGGATGTTGAAAAATTATATTCGGTAAGTCAATTAATGGGACGTAGCGTTGAAGATATTGTTGATAAATTTACAGATGTTGGTGTTGGATTTACACAAGTTGGAAAACAACTTGAAAGTTCTGTAAAATATATACAAAGTGTTGGTGCTAATGTCGAGCAAGTTATGTCGACTGTTGTAATCAAAACCGATTCTCTTAATAGGTTTCAATTTGAAGGGGGTGTTCAAGGATTAACTAAAATGGCAGCTCAAGCATCTTTATTAAGATTTGATATGCAACAAACTTTTAATTTGGCGGATAAAGTATTGGACCCTGATAAAGCTGTTGAGGTTGCATCCGCATTTCAAAGAATGGGAGTATCTGTAGGTAATTTAGTGGACCCATTTCAATTAATGAATCAGTCAATTAATGACCCACAAGGATTACAAACCAGTTTAGCTGAAGTCGCAAAACAATTTACATATTTTGATGAAAAAACAAAAACTTTTAAAATAAATCCTGATGGTGTTTTAAAATTAAGACAATTAGGTCCTGAAATAGGGGTTAGTGCTGATGAAATGATGAAGTTAGGGTTGGCGGCAAAAGAAGTGGATACGATTTTTTCTCAAATAAAACCAAATATTGATATTCCCGAGGAAGATAAGACGTACTTATCAAGTATTGCTAAGATGGGTGAGGGAGGAGAGTACACAGTTTCTATGGATGGTAAGGATAGAAAAATTAGTGAATTAACAAAAGATGAAATAACAAATTTAATTGAAGTACAAAAAAAAGCGCCAAAAACATCAGAAGACATTTTAAGAAGTCAATTAAGTTTAACTACGTTAATTCAAGCAGATGTTAAATCATTAGTAGATAGTGTTTCTTATGGCGCAGCATCTACCAAAGTGGTTAGAAAAGAAAGTGAAGGACTATATAGAGCTATAAGTGCTATTGGAGGTGGATTATCAAAAGCGGGAGCTAAGCCCGAAATATCAAGAGATATGTTTGATAAACTTATTAATAGTACAGGTGGACTTATAAGCGAATTAAAAAGTGGTAAAACGTTTGGGGAGGCGATGACTAATTTTGGAAATAAATTGGAGATTCAAGGTGAAGAGGCTAAAGAAAAATTAAAAAGTGTTGTTAGAGAGTCATTAGGTAATATTGATGATAATTTTAGGCCTGATGCAAGTATGATAGAATCTATTGCTAATAAATTAATTTTAGAACCAAGTAAAAGGGTTGCAGGACTACCACAGAAAAAAACAACAGAAAATCAAAATGTTAATGTAAGTGGAGTAGTAACTTTTGACATTAAAGCACCAAATGCGATAACCCAACAAGAATTAAGTTCATATACCAATTCACCAGAATTTAAAGAATACGTAAAAAAATTAGTTGATAAACATTTTGAAGAAATGGCTCGTCTTAAAAAAGGACAATAAAAATATCAATATAATCTATTTATAAGAAACACTTTAGTAAATGGCAAACAGTCCGTTAGATTTCCCATCAACCCAAACATTTAGAAATCGTCTTAATGTTAGAAATTTAGTGCCATATGCCAAATCACCAACAAGATATACACCCCCGTTAAATTTTCCATATATACAATCAAACTATGCTGTTATAGATAGTCCTGATTCACTTATAGATACTCCTATATTAGCAAATAGACTTTATCCTTTAAATTTTTATGGTGCTAATGGAGGGTTTAATCAGTATGCGGACCCTAACATTTTATTGGGTACTCGTTCAGGTGCTGGTGAATATGGAGTTCAAAATGCGCATATTATAGATGAGGCGGCAGCACAAGCAAACGGACAAAACGGTTGGAAAGGATTAAATGCTTACGGTGATGGTTTAACATTAATTGATTCTGCAGAAGCGTTCTCAACTCTTGAGATAATGCAGATTAACCAAAGTAGACAAGGAAACGCTCAACCATACCCCACAACATTTCTTGCTTCTTTCTATAACCCTTTAAATATACTTTTATCCGATAATCCAAGAGGTAGTAACGGTAGTTTAAGTCAAGATTCTTTCTTGGCTAGATTAGGTGCAAAAACTTTAAGAAAAGAATTTCAAGATAGAATTGCAAGAGAGATTAGAAGACAAACTTTAGGTAGAGCAAACATTTTTAATGCTAATAGTGGTTCTGATATATTGGGAATGGTTACAGGTACAATACCTTTAATCGAACCTAACTATCAAATAACCGTACCCGCAAACCCTTTAACAGCCGCAGCTCAACTTGCGCTTAGTTTGGCGGGAAGTACATTACCATTATCATTAATACCTGGTTCTTATTTTGATGCATCAATTAATTCAGGACAACCAACAACAACACAACAGTTACAAAACGCATATTTAAATACTGCGGGACAATCAAGTATATTGGGTTCGGTATCTTCGTTATTAAGCAATCCAAAAACAGGTTCACAAATATTTTTGGATAATACAGGGGCAGGACAAAAATCAAGATTATTTAAAAATTTAGATTACAATAGATTTAAACCTGGTTATGATAGAGGAATCCTTAACAGATTAGGAGGTGCTATTGTAGGTACAACAACAAATAATAGTAATTACTATATTGGTTCAACTACATCAGAACCTTCAAGAGTATTATCACCAAGTAGGGATTTACCTGTAAATGAGTTTGGACAAGAACAACAAAGTGAAGTTTATGGTCCTGTAGAGATTGCAAAATTATATGAAGGTGAGACAAGTAAGAATATTAAATTAGGTTCTAATGGTCCAATATATAGCGATGGAGGTGGAATAGAGGGAGGTATGACTTGGGTATCACCAAAGTATAAAAATAATGCGGGTAAGAAAGTTGGGGTTGGAGGGGATGTTATAAAGGAAGATAATGATTTTAAAGAATCTTCATACGGACCAACAGAATCAACCACATTAAATTTTAAATCGGGGTCTATACTTGATGAAACACAAAGACTTATAAATAGTCAACCCGAAGGCGCTAAAAGATTACAACACGTAGGTAATGCGATAGACCAAGTTAGTAAAGTGTTTAATGATGGATATAGAGAATTAACAAAAGGTTCAAGAGTACTTGCGTATGTTGGTGATATAGGGTTAGAAAAAGGTGCAGAATATTGTAGAGTCTTCGCTAAAGACATACCATATCTTCAGTATAATGATTTACAAAAAACTGATGGTATGACCACCGAAGGAAGAAGATTTAGTTTTTCAGTTTTAGATAAGACGTATAATCTTAATATGTATCCAAACAAAAGAGAAGGGGGACAAGATTCTACCAATCTTGTTATGGGTGGTGTTAATGGTGAGTATGCTAAAAAATATATGTTCTCATTAGAGAACCTTGCTTGGAGAACCTCGAATAGACCGGGTTATACCGTGTCAGATTTACCTGTATGTGAAAGAGGACCTAATGGAGGTAGAGTAATGTGGTTTGCTCCGTATGGTTTGACATTTACCGAAGGCTCAAGCGCAAATTGGAAATCTACAGACTTTTTAGGTAGACCTGAACCTGTATATACGTATAATAATACAAGTAGAACTGGTAGTTTAACTTGGAAAATTGTTGTAGACCATCCATCAGTTTTAAACTTGGTTGTGAATAAAGTTTTAGCAAAAGAGACTAATAAAGCGAGAATTGATAGTATATTAGAATCATTTTTTGCAGGATGTAGAAAGTATGATTTATATGAACTTGCTAAAAAATATTATACTGTTAATCCTAATGATATATTTGAAATACAAAAAGAACTTGAATATAAAGATGTTTCTACTGAGAGAGTTGAATATATAAAAAAAGAAGTTACAACGGGTAAAGATGGTTCGACAGACATAACGTCAACAAAAACACAATTACCTGATTTACACGAATTTAAAGATACTGCAGTATATTTTGGTAATGATTATCCAAAGCCTGGTAATAACGCACAAAACTATACAATAGAATATAATAGGTACACAACACCAAGTAATGTTAGTTTATATACCAAGAATAATAGTAACACTGCAACTTTTTTTAGTAGTGTTATTACACCAAATTACCAAGCCATAGAAAAGTTAGCGATAGAAATAGATAAATTACTTTCTAATACTCAAAATACAGGTAAGATTACATTAACAATTGAAGGAAGTGCTTCAGCACCTGCAAGTACAACTTATAATAAATCTCTTTCAGAAAGAAGAATTAATTCATTAAAAACTTACTTCGCAGAAAACCCAAAAACTAAAACACACGTAGCAAGCAAAAGATTACTTTTTAACGAAATTGCTAGTGGAGAAATTGCGGAAGTTCAACAATTTTCTAATGGTTCTATGCAAGCGGGTGCGAAAGTTAATTGTAGTGATACTAAAACAGTAAATGGTGAAGATAGTGTTGGACCAAAAGATGTTTTTACAACAAATGCAATGGCTTGTAGACGAGCGGTAATAAAAAACATAGACACAACAACTCTATCTGCTCCCGATACACAAGTAACAACTAAAACTGAAAGTACATTAAAAACACAAACAGTTGATGTTGCACAAAATACAACCACCACAACACAAGTGCCGCAAGAAGTTACAAAAACAGTTATCAAAGACAACATAACTAAAAGAGTTTTAAGGGCATTACTAACGGAGTGTGATTATTTTGAAACAATTAAAGAAGAAACCCCTATGGTGTATGATAATTTAAGAGAAAAACTTAAATTTTTTAATCCTGCGTTCCATTCAACAACACCTGAAGGACTTAACTCAAGATTAACATTTTTACAACAGTGTATGAGGCCTGGAGATACAATACCTGTCGTACAAAAAGATGGACAACTTCAGTATAACAACGCAACAAATACTTCGTTTGGTGCACCACCTGTTCTTATTTTAAGAGTAGGTGATTTCTTCCATAGTAAAATAATACCCGATAATTTACAATTAACATACGAAAATTTAGATATTAATCCTGAAGGTATTGGTATTCAACCGATGATTGCAAATGTTACCTTAAGTTTTAAATTTGTTGGAGGACACGGACTTGCAGCTGCGGTTGATAAGTTACAGAATGCGTTAAGCTTTAATTATTATGCTAATACAGAAATGTATGATGATAGGTCTGATGTGACAGATACAAGTTATCAAGTTTTAGATAAAGAATTTTTAGATTATTTTAACATACAAGTACCACCACCAACAGTAAACTCGGTACCAAATATTAATGGCCAAACTAATAATCAAACAATAGGTGTTATCACTTCGGCAACAACAACAACGTCAGGAGAGACAGGACAAATAAATTACCAAGGGTATATGAATGGTTTTATTTTATCCACACAAACATACTTCACAAATGTATTAAATAAAAGTAAAGAAGTGTTTTCTCAATATAATAATGGAATTAGACAGTTTTGGGCTTCAGATAGAAACTATCAAAAAGGAACAACAAATATTAATAGGACTAAAGATGTTCCTTTATTTGGTAAACCTAAAGATATTGAGAAAAAAATTGATGGATTGTTTTCAGACTTTATAAGTGATATTAATAATGATAAAGAAGGTCTTATAATTTTCTTAAAAGGAACTCCTGACAACCCAAAAAATTTCTCAAGTAAAGTTATTAGGGCTTTAAAAGACAGTTACATAACTTATCTTAAAAGTAAAAAGTCAACATTTGAAAGTTCTTTAACACAAATAACTCAAAGTTTTTTAACAATACAACAAAATCTAATAAATAATGTTGCAAAAAATAACGTTGTTAACTTTGGACAACCTAATAATGTTTCAGGAACAGATGGTTTACAACAAAAAAATGGATTTGTTAAATTGTATGTAACAAGCGGAACCGCATTAACTGAACTTAGTAACGATAGTTTAAAAATATTTGATAGTATTAAAAACTTTAGAGATGATACTGAAAAAGTTGTTAGTTTTGATAAATATAACGGAAATTTAGTGTATAGTGCTTTACCAACAAATCAAATATTTTCAGTATTTTCTACTGACACAACATTTCAAAATGATTTATCATTCCAAAGAAGTTATTGTATTTTAAGTCAAGATATAATTGATGATGTGAAATATACAAAGTTCAAACAACAAATTCTTGGGTCTTTAATTACTAATACCGCATTATTTAGTAGTGGTCCTGACGCAACAGAATTACAAGCACAATTTGATGCCTATTGGAAAACTTCGGCGAAACCAAAATTTGTTGAAGAAAATACAATTACAACATCATTCTATAATGTGTTAGAAAAAACTACTTTAAAAAATTATTTAAATTATAAACCTTTTGATGGTGCGGAAACTAAAAAATATGAATTAACTTTTACAACAGAACAAGGACCTGCGGAGTTAGCGCTTAAAGATGAAAGAGAAAAACTTATAAAGGCTTTGGGTGTCTCCCAAAATGAATATAAAACTTTTGATAATTGGGCTGACATTACAACTGGAAGTCTTGTCATATGTAAAGTAAAATTAAACTAATGGCATTACAATATTATAATAGATATAGTGATTTTTTAATAAATGGGCAACAAACCGTTGTTCCTTTCGTGCAAATACCACAAAAAACAACCGACAAAGTTTACATTTATAAAGTAGGACAAAGTAGGTTAGACAAAATTTCCCAGGAATATTATGGGACACCTGTGTTTGGATGGTTAATATTACAGGCAAATCCACAATACGGAGGATTAGAAAACTTTATTCCTGATGGCAGTATATTGATTATCCCTTATCCTTTACTACCTTCTTTACAAGACTATAAAGGAGCATTAAATAACCATTTTTATTATTATGGCAGGTAAAATTCAAGGGGACAATAGTGGTAATATATTGGTAGAATATGACTACGATAACATTATACTTGTTGACCCAAACAAAACTATTAAGGATGGTAAAGTATCAGAAAGATTAGTTGACCACGAAAATTTGGTTATGTATGCTAATTTGGAGGCTGAACTATTACCAAGAACTAAGTTAGCAATTGGAAGTTCTCCTGATAATATCAGGACAGTCGCAATTGCAAAAATTAATTTTTTAAAACCAGGAACAAAAGATTTTCTCAGTACAGGGTATTACGATGAATTGACAGGTAAAGACACCACACAAGGTAAAGGTACGAACCAACAAAAAAGGGAATATATACCTCCTATGAACGGAGAGAAAGCTTATTATAAAATGAGCTCGATGGTCGGAGGAGAAGAAGGCTCAATAGATAATGGGTTATTAGGTATTACAAATATTAATATAAGAATATCGGCATCTTTTATACCTTCAGTTACAATAGATTTAGAAGACGCACAAGGAAGAGCCTTATTCCAACTTGGAGAAGACTCACCATATGCCGCATTTTTTCACTTACCATACCCACCATTTTATTTAACGTTAAAAGGATATTACGGACAAGCAATAAGATACCAACTTAATCTTGAAAAATTTAGTGCAAGTTTCAATTCTTTTAGTGGTAACTATCAAATTAAATTAGAATTCAAAGGATACAAGTTCAATATATTAAATGAAATTAATATGGGTCATTTGCTTGCGACCCCCCATATGTATTCATCAAGGTTTGACATATCAAATTCAAGTAATGGAGAACAATCATCAAACTCATTACAAACCGCGGCAACACAGCAAGGTACTAATATTCCAAATACATCAAATAGTAAGAAAACTATTGTAGAACAAATGTATGTTGAGAGAGGGTATCAAAAAATTATTGAAGTTTATAGTGAGTATAAAGCGATAGGTTTAATTGATGCTAATTTTCCGGAGTTGACTGTTCAACAACTTATGAATAAATTGGATATGTTTGAAAAAAACATAATTGATAACTATGAACCTAAAGTTAATGTTGTTGGATTAACAAATATTAGAAATTATAAGAAAAAATTAAAAGCGTTATATGATAGTGTTATCGGTGACTCACCTTCTTGGTTTTCTAAAAACTTAAACCCAAAACCATTTATTTTAAAAGAAACAGGACAAAAAATTTATGCTTTTAAAAACAATTTTGACCTAACAAAAAAACCAACAGCAAAAACAGAATTATCGGGAATTATTAAAGAATATAATGAAGTTTTAAATAGTAACCCAACACTTGGGGAAAACGGAACAACAAAAATTACAAATGGTATAAGTATTAACGCAATTACTGCAACAACAACTAAAGATGATATTGATTGGATAAAAACAACAACAGAACAAACAGGAATTATCTCTCCAACAACAATACAAGTTGAACAAGTAATAAATCAATACGATAAATTATTTAACGTTGGTTTATTTTCAAAAGTCGCAGCTCAAGTAACAGAAGCGTTTGTAGGACCTAAAGAACCTGGCCAAACATTTACAACTAAAGGAAACAAAAACACGGATACAACTGTTTTTGATGATGTGTTTTTTATTTTTGATGGTAAAAATAGATTTATAAGTACCGTACAAGAAATGGATGCGGAGGCGAGTAAAAAACTTTCAGAGTTAGAAGATACTGTTAGTAAAGATTTAGCAAAGAAAATAGAAGACCCTGCAACAGGATTGGGTTTTAAACCTACCGTTAGAAATATTATTGCAATTATTATGGCATCTGCAGAGGCGTTCATAAGACTTATGGATGACTGTCATACAAAGGCTTGGGATGTAAAATATGACCCGGTTAGAAAAAATGCAATTTTAACAAATGAGATTGGTTCGGACACTAAAAATATGGTTCAGTCAACATTTGTTAATCAATCCAACGATAGTAATTCACAAATACCCGTTTATCCTTGGCCTCAAGTATTTGTTGAACAAAATGATGACAATAAAAAAGGAAAGTATCAATTAAAATATCCGGGAGACCCCTCGATTGTTGATAAAACAAAAGGTTTTTTATATGATAAATGGCCTGAAGTAGAATTTGTTGAAGAATTTGTAAAAGGATTAACTCAAAAATTTACACCACCAAATACACCGGCACCCTCATCAATAGAACAATTTACAAACATATTAAATATAAATTCAATACAATTTCCTTTAGCGGATTTAACGTATCTTAATAAAGAAGAAGTTAAGTTTTTTTATGAAATATGGGAAAGACAATTTTTAACATCAAGATATGAGAATTTAGTTAGATTAGGAGGTAACAATTCCGAGTATAATGATTTATTAAATTTACTTGTGGATGTGGAGTATAAAAATGTTTTAAACAGTTTGGGTAAAAGTAATCCATCTTTAAATTTTAATTTGAAGAATTTTAATTTTACTTCTGCAAACTATATTGATTTTTTCAAACAAATAAAACCTACAAACGTAAGTGAATCCTATATAAATTTTACTAAAGATAAATTTATAACTTCATACATACAAAATATAACTAATAGTTCCTTTTCAATTTCAAGTTTAACAGATTTAGGAAAAACACCAACAACCCAATTAGATGACAAAAAACTACAACAAATAGTTAAATCAACAAAAACTAATGAACCAAATATAATGGATTTATATCCATTTACTGTATCTGCTTGGTGTGATACGAACCTAGTTGATAGAAGCGTTAGTACGGGTAATTTAGTCTACAATACAACAAATTCTTTATTCATATTCAAACAAAGAAATGTTATTTCCAATTTTACTGAATTAACAGATTATTCTAAAAATAGACCTGTGACTAATTTTTCTTTTGATAAAGTTTCCAATCCATTATCACAAAGTCAATTTTATTCGTCGACAAACCAAACAGTTTTTTTACCGACATTTTATAATAATAGAGTACCTAAAGATTTTATACCGACAGAAGGATATTGTAATTTTAGTGTTCCAACATCACAGTTACCTGTTAAAACAACTACATCAATTTTAAACACTCCTTACTTTATAAATTCAATATTGTACGGTGTTAGTAAGTGGAACGGTGGTCAAAAAACAGAGACTTACGCGACTGCCGCATATCTTTTTATAAATTCATTACCTTTAACTTCGTTAAGAGAAAAATATAAAACAAACGGTACTAACTTAAACCAACTTGATTATATTTTTGCAACTCTAAAAAAATTCGGAGGAATCCATAAATTACCATACGCTTGGATTTTAAAGTTAGGTTCAATATGGTATAGATATAAAAAATATAAAACAAACGGTACGGATATTTTAAGTAGTGTTTGGGGTAATACAAATTATATTAATAATTTTGACCCCATAACCGCAAATCCAAACAAAGCTTACACATTAGATTTTAATGGATTAACAGGAAAAACAATACAACTTGAAAGTATCAACACAACAAGCATTTCAGTTCAGGCTGGGTTTTATCCAAAACTTATAAATGATTTCAATATTTTTTATAAAGGAAATACATTATATACGACATATAGTGATAGTGAAATTCAAAAAACTATTGATAATGGTTTAAAACTATATAATTTCACACAGTCAAATTTAAACTTAACACAAAATTCATTACCTCTTATATATACAACTTGGTCTGTTCTATTACCAACAGATGATAGTACAGGTTATTATTTCATACCATCATTTGGTGGAAATCAAAACCAAATTGTTAACTCATTAACAAGTAATGGTGTTGTTGTAGGAAATCATACCGTAAATGGTAATCCATTTGTTTATAATGGCTCAACAAGATTACTTTGGGCGTCATCAAACTATGGGTATTTTGATACAAGTCAAATTGTAAAACCTGATGAGGAATCTTATTTAAATAATATTACAGGATTAGGAAATGACTTATCACCTTTCGGATTACTTAATCAAAACAATTATTCAAAAATTGAAGAACTTTTTTCTGTTTTTAATAAAGATATTTTAGATTCTTTTGAGAAAGAATTTATAGAATTTTCAAACCCCGCCGATAATATAAAAGTTACATCAACATCCACAACTTACGACCAATCTTTAGGTGACCCAAATATTAATTTTAAAAACTTCCAATTATTATTTAGAAGTTTGATGTTTATAAATTCACCAAAACAAAGTGATACTAATGATACTTATTTTTCAAGTTCAATTGCGTCTCAACTTAATAATTTTTCTTTAATAATAAAAAACTTTTTACAGTATGATGTTATTTTTAGATATGGTAATCCTTCAGACTATAATAGATATATTTTTGATTCTTTTTTACAACATAATTTAAGTTTAACAAACATACAAACAACGACTAATAGAATTACGGGAGACACATTAAATAATATTTTTGCAGAAAAGTTTGGACCATATGTTGCAGGAACCTTACCGTCATCAAACGGAACCATAACGTTGAATCAATCAAAAGCCGCTCATTCAAATGAATGGTTGGATTTAGAACTGTATGTTGGATTCTCAACAATATCACAGTTGGTGTATGATAATAATGGTTCATATATAACTGATTTCTTTATAGATAATAATATTGCTTTTACTTCAAGTAATATTAAAAATCTGGCAACAATAATAAAAATGTATGCGACACAAAAATTAAATAACTCAAGGATAACCCCAAAAGAATTTAATACAAAAATTAATGATTATTTAGGTTTATGTAGTAAATTACAAAACGATACATTAGATGCAATATTAGGTAAATTAAGAAAAGATTTACCTGATTACCAAGAAGTACAAGAAAAAACAATTGACTCTCAAGTTTCAGGACAACAATCAAAAGTTGATTTATATGAAAACTTTAAAGCATTAAACGATAAATGGATTGCAGGTGGGGATTATAAGACAACCACATATTATGAAGATGTTTTATTTTTAGATAGAGCGTCAAGAAATATTGGAGACACCATATTCTTAGATATTTTTTCGCTTAAAGAAGTGTTAAATGAAAAATCAATAAACGCCACTATGTCAGTTCATACATTTATAAGTGGGTTATTGATTAGAAATAACTTTACAGTAATGAACCTTCCTGCGTATGTTAATTTTTATAATGTTAGAAATATTGATGGAGTACCAACACCTAAAGCCGACGGCTCAAACGAATTTGCGGATAATATGTGGGGAACATTTTTGAATGTTGATTATAGAGATTCAGGACCAAAGATGGTGTGTTTTTATGTTGGTAAGCCATCAAGTTATCAAGATATGGATAAGAGTAAAAATTTCTTATTTAGGTCTGATGCATTCCAAATTGAAAGAAACGATAACCCATTAGTTGAAGACCAAAACGGGAAAAAAGACCATTTATTTTCTAACAAGTGTGTTGGTTTTAATGTTGATATTGGTATTAGAAATCAAAACGTATTCAACTCGTTTACTGTTTCTCAAGATAATGGGAAGGCAACCGCAGAATCAATAGACACACTTCTTAATATGGTTAATCAAGCCACAGGTAGAGATACCGCAACACAAAACGTTAGTCTTTGGAATTACTATAATAATAGGAGTTATGGATGTCAAGTAGTTTCTTTAGGAAACGCGTTGATACAACCCACTATGTATTTTAATTTACGACACGTTCCTATGTTTAATGGGCCTTACTTTATAACAGATGTAAGTCACGTAATATCTCCTGGTAATTTTCAAACAACGTTCACAGGAACTAGACAGGCCATATTCGATTATCCTGCGTTAGATAGTTTTTTACAAAGTATCAACAGAAATCTTTTAACAAAAATAGAACAGGCGATAACACAAAAATCTAGCGATACTGTAAACACAGGAACCGACGAGATTTCAAAATCAAAGTATGTTCAAAAAAATTCTGATATTACAAAATCAACGCCAAACAGTTGTGTAAATGTTTTAAACCCAGCATATCAAACTGCAGGATTTACTTCTATAGCGGCTGTCGAAACAAATATTAATGCTCAAGATTTGGCAAATCTAATAAAACAATATACAACTGATTTAAATTTACAAGCATATATCTTTACAATTTGTTATACAAAAACATTTAAGTCCAAAGCGTTCAGAACTTTTGGACATAATTTTGGACTTGTATCTTTGGAAAACGATTTTTCACCTTTTGTATTTAGTACCAAAAATTATTCTTGTTTAAATATTCCTGTTGTCGGAGGGTCATATTCCGTTCCTATGGCCAATTTTGAGACACCGAATCAATTTATATTATTTATGATTTCAAGATTACAAAATAATTTGGGTAGAATTGCAAAGATAGGTTTATTTAAATATTACAATTGTTATTGGCCGAAAACTTCAATATCTGAAGATGAATTAAATAAAAATGTGAATACGGCACCATATCCTGACATTAGAAAAAGATTAGAAAACGGATTAGCGGTTGCTAATGCAAATGGTATATCTGTTAATTTAACTAATTTAGCAACAATTATGGATGGTACGGGATAATTATGTGATAAGTGAGATATTTATAAATAAAATATATTATGGACTTAACATCAAAATTGAATAACTATCTCGGTAAACAGGGACAGTATTCTGAACAAAGTTTAGGAAACGGCACTAAAGAAGTTTGTGATTTAGAAACTGGCGACTGTTATGTTGTTAGAGAAAAGGACGGACTTATTGAAAGAGCTGGACACCAAACAACAGTAAATAGACAAGTAAAAGTAGAAACCGCAAGAGGTATAAAACAATTATTAAACGGATAATTAAAATGGCAATAGATAAGAAAATTCTTAGTGAAATAGAAAGATATAAAAGTATTAATAAATATATTATGGAGCAAGATGCTCCTCCACCTCCACCCCCACCACCCGGAGGAGATTTAGGGGCGGTGCCACCACCGGCCCCTGAAGCGGGAGCAACACCCCCACCAGCCGCAGGTGCAGAACCAACACCAATTGATGTTGAGGCGGATGACGAGGTTGAAAAAATTGATGAGAAAGGTAAATCAGAAGAAAATAAAGAGGACTCTGAAGAACTTGACGTAACGGATTTAGTTAAGTCTCAAGAAAATATTGAAACAAAACAAGAAGAGTATTTTAATAATTTATTTTCACAACTTTCAAATCTTGAAGGTAAACTTAAAGAGATGGATGGTGTTATGGCAAAATTAAATTCCCTTGAAAACAAAATTGAAAAATATAGAGAAAAAACTCCACAAGAAAAATTGGATTTAAGAAAATATGATTCATATCCTTTTAACCAAAAACTTTCTGATTTCTTTAACGACAAACAAGATGAATTTGAAAAAACAGGAAAAACAGATTATGTTTTAACTACAGATGATGTTACAGATATATCGGATAGTGAGATTAAAGATACTTTCCTACCAACGGATGAAAAAGATTTTGAAAAAATGTAATTAAGAAAGGGAGTCAAAAAAGACTCCCTTTCTTAATTTGACTTATTCCCAAGTGATTACTATTATTGTAATATAAATTAAACAATTAAAATTAAACAACTATGATGAGTTCACTCGACGCCGTATTGGCACAGTATGAGAAATCAACACAAGGGGGCGGGGCCCAAAGCAAAATGTCGCAAGACGAAAGAATGAAAAAGTATTTCGCTTTATTATTGAACGACAAAGAAAAATCAGGACAAAGAAGAATTAGAATCCTACCAACACCCGACGGTTCTTCACCATTTAAAGAAGCTTGGTACCACGAAATCCAAGTTGGAGGACAATGGCAAAAATTCTTTGACCCAGGAAAGAACGACAACGAACGTTCACCATTAAATGAGGTTTACGAAGAATTAATGTCTACAGGTAAAGATTCTGATAAAGAACTTGCCAAACAATACAAGTCTCGTAAATTCTATATTGTTAAAGTTATAGACAGAGACAGAGAAGAAGACGGACCAAAGTTTTGGAGATTCAAACACAACTATAAGAATGATGGTATCCTTGATAAAATCATTCCTATTTGGAAGAACAAAGGTGATGTAACTGATGCTGAAAAAGGACGTGATTTGATTATTGAATTGGCAAAATCAAAAACAGGTAAAGGTAAAGAATACACTTCCGTTTCAACCATTATGTATGATGACGTTCAACCACTTTCGGAGGACAAAGACCAAATGAAAGAGTGGATGAGTGACGAATTAACTTGGAGAGATGTTTATTCTAAAAAACCTGTTGAGTATTTGGAAGCAATCGCTCAAGGAAAAACTCCAAAATGGGATACTGAAAAAGGTGGATACGTTTATGGAGATAGCGAAGAATCAACCACAACAATTGGTGGAAGTTCAAAATCTAAATCTTACTCTGACCCACAAATGGATGCTGATGTTGATTCAGACTTACCATTCTAAAGATTTGTTGTTAGATATTTATTCTTATGAATAAACAACTAACAATAGTAATACCTTGTAAAAATGAGAGTTCTCTTATAATTGAGACTCTCATTTTTATTTTAGGACAAACCGAAAAATTTAAAATAATTGTTGCGGACTCATCTACCGATAAAGAAAGTATTGATTTACTTAAAAAGTTTCAAAAAAAATATAAAGAACAAATAAAGATAATTGGTGGAGGATTACCATCTGTTGCGAGGAACAAAGGAGCGGAGTTAGTTGATACTCCTTATGTGTTATTTTTGGATGCGGATATTCACATTAAACAAGATGATTTAATTGTTAAATGTTTGAATGAAATGATTGTAGGAAGGTATGATTTGTTAACCTGTAAGTTTAAGACATTAGATGGTAAATTTGATTGGATTTACAAAATATTTAATGTTGTGCAATGGGTTAGTTCAAAGACAACACCATTTGCGTTGGGTGGGTTTATGTTGTTTAAAACTGAAACATTTAACAAATTAAAAGGATTTAATAATGAGGATAAAATTGCCGAGGACTATCATCTTAGTTCTAAAATTGCTCCGAGTAAATTTAGAGTGGAGAATCTTTTTGTTTATACTCCTTCTAGAAGATTTGAGAAGAAGGGTGTTTACTGGATGATTAAATTATTAATAATTTGTTGGTGGAATAGAAATAACGATAATTTTTATAAAAAGTCATACGGATATTGGGATTAATTTTTATTTTATGGCATACGTATATAGACATATTAGATTGGATAATAATGAACCTTTTTATATTGGAATTGGAAGTGACAACGATTATAAAAGGGCATATAAAAAAACACAAAGAACTAAACATTGGAAAAGTGTGAGTGATAAGGGATATGAGGTTGAGATTTTAATTGATGGTTTAACTTGGGAAGAGGCGTGTGAGAAAGAAAAAGAATTCATTCTTTTATATGGTAGAAAAGATTTAGGTACGGGTAATTTAGTTAATTTAACTGAAGGGGGTGAAGGAACTGTAGGAAGAGTGGTAACTAATAAAACTAGAAAAATTCTTAAAGAAATATTTACAGGAAGAAAAAGACCTGACTTAAAAGGTAAAAAAAGAGTTATATCCGAAGAGCAAAAACAAAAAACATCAAATACATTAAAAGGGAGAAAACTCTCAGAACAAACTAAAGACAAAATGAGAGGGTTTAAAAGATTACCAATGTCGGAAGAAACAAAAAGAAAGATAAGTGAATATAGAAAAGGTAAATCTAACGGGCAAACAGGGTTAAAACGTTCGGAAGAAACTCGGATAAAAATGAGTGAATCACAAAAAATGCAAATCGCACAAAAAAAAACTAAAAAAAAATAATTCATAGTTTTTAAACAAGATTTTAATTATTGAATATGAAAAAAAAAGTAGATATTAATTTTGAGTTTATTGTTGTATCAACTGCAGCAACACTAATAATCCTTACAAAACTAATTTGTGGGATATGAAATATAAAGCAATAATTGTTTCTGACTTACATCTTGGAACAAAGGACTCAAAAGCCAAAGAGTTTATTGAGTTTATTGATTCTCACCCCACTAATTTATTAATATTAAATGGCGATATTGTTGATGGTTGGGCACTTAAGCGTGGCTCCAAGTGGAAGAAACCACACACAAAAGTTATTACAAAACTTTTGAAGTTATCAAAAAAAACAAAGATTATATGGATTAGGGGAAACCACGATGAATTCTTAACCGATTTTATGGATATTGATTTGGGGAAGATTGAGGTTAGGGAAGATTATATTATTGATGTTTATGATAATACAACAGATGATTTTTTTGTTAAAAAGAGTTATTACGTTTTTCACGGGGATAAGATAGATGTGTTCATAACCAAATATAGGTGGTTGGCAAAGATTGGTTCGGTTGGATATGATATGGCGTTATGGTTAAACAGGTGGTATAATAGATATAGAACGTGGAGGAAATTACCATATAAGTCAATATCACAAGAAATTAAAAATGGGGTTAAAACTGCGACAAACTTTATAAATGATTTTGAATCCGAAGCCGTAAAAATGGCTCACAAAAAAGGATGTTATGGTGTTATCTGTGGACACATACACCAACCTTCAAACACGATGACTGACGATGGTCATTATCTAAATTCTGGTGATTGGGTTGAAAATAGAACCGCAATACTATTGGACAATTCAAATAATTTTACTATATTTAGAATGTAAAATAGTAAAATTTATGGCAGGAATTAAGAAAAAAGATATTGGTGGAATTGGGAACATAAAAGATAAGTTCTCAACCAAAACAAAATATAAAGAAACAAACTACTACAATTGTGGTGAAGCGTTTCACAACGCTTGTGGAATACCAGGTCCTGTAATGGGTGGTATCAATATGTTCTTGGGACATAGTAATAGTAGTAAAACAACGGCTATGATACTTGCGGCTGCAGATGCTCAAAAGAAAGGACATCTACCTGTGTTTATTATTACCGAAAAGAAATGGAGTTGGGACCACGCAGTTGAGTTAGGATTACAAGCAACAAAGAATGAGAACGGAGAGTGGGATGGTGATTTTATCTTTAATGATTCGTTTGATTATATTGAGCAAGTAACAGAATTTATAAATAATGTGTTGGATGCTCAAGAAAAAGGCGAGGTTCCGTATAACTTACTATTCTTATGGGATTCGGTTGGTTCTATCCCATGTAAAATGACATTTGACGGTAAGGGTGGCAAACAACATAATGCGGCAACATTAGCGGACAAGATTGGTATGGGAATTCACTCAAGAATAACCAAATCCAAAAAAGACGATTACCCTTATTATAATACTATGGTTGTGGTCAATCAGCCTTGGGTTGAGTTACCTGACAATCCTTTTGGACAACCAACAATAAAAAGCAAGGGAGGAGAGGCAATTTGGTTAGCATCATCTTTAGTGTTTTTATTTGGTAATCAAAAGAATGCAGGTATCAATCATATTACCGCGACTAAAAACGGTAGAACAGTTTCTTATGCGGTAAGAACAAAAGTGTCTATTCTTAAAAATCACGTAAATGGACTTGGTTATAAGGACGGTAAAGTAATTGCAGTACACAATGGGTATATTCAAGATACTAAAGAAGATTTGGAAAAATATAAAAAGGATTATTCACAATATTGGAACGCGATATTATCTGGTGATGGTGATATAAATCTTGAAGAATCTGAAGAAGTAGAAATTACAGAATAAAAAAACTTGTGAATAATCACACTTTTCATAATTATTCAGATATTTATTATATATGGGACGAGTATTAAAAAAAGAAGAAGAAAAAAAAACAAAAGTATCGGTTGCCTTGGAACCTGAACTATTAAATTATTATAGAAATCTTCATATAAATTTATCATCCCTTGTAAATAAATTACTTAAAGATTATAGAGAAAATGGAAACAAAAGTTTGTAGTAAATGTAAAGAAGAAAAAGAATTGTGCGAGTTTAATAAAATGTCTAAAGTTAAGTGTGGTGTTAGAAGTTATTGTAGGGAGTGCCAAAGAGTAGAAAGTAAAAAATATAAATCACAAAACAAAGAAAAGATTAAAGAATACAATCATAAATGGAACTCTGAAAATAAAAAATATTATCAAGATTATAGGAAAGTATGGGAAGTGGAGAACTATGAAAAAGTATTGGCGAAAAGAAAAAGATTTTGGGATAATAATCCGGGTTACATAAATGAATATTTAAAAAATAGAAGAAGAGAGGATATTTTATTTGCTTTGCTTGAAAAAATGAGACATTCTGTTAATAGATATTTAAAGTATAAATCAAAAAGAACCTCTGAAATAGTTGGTTGTACACCACAAGAATTAAAGGAACATTTGGAGAAACAATTTGCTTCGGGAATGAGTTGGGAAAACAGAGCAGAATGGCATATAGACCACATTATTCCATTATCGTCCGCAAAGACAGAAGAAGAACTTTACAAACTATGTCATTACACAAATCTCCAACCATTATGGGCTGAGGAAAACCTGAAGAAAAGTAACAAGATATTAAATTAAAAATTAAAAATTAACCCCTCCCATTAAAGAGGGGTTTTTTATTTGACTTAACACTCGTTAACAATTATACTTAACAAGTTAACAATATTTTATCACCTCACAAATAGATAAGTGAAAACACTTTTAATTGACGGTAGATTGCAACTTAATAGGTTTTATATCCTCTAAATTTAAACGTGCATCAAACCATTTTTTAATAAGTTGTTGAGTTTCATCATAATCTGATGAAAACATATTGGAAATATCACCCCAAATTGTAAAATTAACTAACAAAAATTTTGATTTTTCTAATTCTAATAGTACCTTACCATCTTTTATCCAAAATCTGGAATCGGGATAATCTTCTGATTCAATCTCGTGCATTCCATCAAATAAGTAATCCAAATACTTAAACTGAACTTTTCTTAATTGATTCTCCGTTATTAAAATCTTCATAACATATAAATATTAATATTATATATATTAATACTTTTTTTTGTATTAAATTAATACAAACCTAAAAAATAAACTTGTTAAGTTAAATATTTTATGTATTTTTGTATTCTAAATCAATAAAACTTAAATAAAATGGAAAACAAGACACCAATAGAAAAATCACAAGAATTAGTTAGTAAATATAGAATGTACACTGAATTTAGTTCTGTTCATGCATCTACACAATGTGCTTTAATAGCAGTAACTGAAATAATTAAAGTTTTGGAAGAAGTATGTGATGATAGAGGATATGACCCTTTTGAAGCACCATTAGGTCATTTAAAGTATTATAAAGAAGTAAAACAAGAATTATTAAAAGATGAAATATCAAAGGTAAATAAAGAAAGTGATGAATGTTATTTTGAACCAACATCCAACATAAGTAGTGCTACTATTTGCAAACATTGTGGTAGAGAAAAATATTTACATAAACTTTAAAACTTAAATAAAATGGAAAACAAACTAATTGCAAAAGGTATAACAACAGACCTTAACTCTTTCATCTTTAGTATTAAAGATGAACCTATTATAGTAATAACTGAAGAAGGGTTTAAATACAAAGGAGAATTGATTGAAGATGGTGGTGAAATCTATGAACTATTTAAAGAATTTCTTATCCAATCTAAAAAAGATAAATTATGCCAACAAAACAATACACAATAACCATCTTGAATGGTTTGTTACAAGGAAAAGAAATCATTAAATACTCTACTTATGATGTAGATAATACAATAGAATGCCTTAAAGAAATAGGATATTCAGTATCAGTAAAAGAACAATCATTAATTTAAAACTCAAATAAAATGAATGCAATAAACTTCATAAAAGAACAACTTAGCAAGAATAACGATATTAGGTGGAGAGGTACTGATATTGATGTAATATTAGAACAAGCAGAACAAATTTTAGAAAAACAAATGATTAGTATAATTGATGAAGTATCACCAAATTGGTACAAGTGTTACACTCAAGAAGATAAAAAAGAACACTTATCAAAAATAATCTCAAAATTTAAATAAAATGGAAAACATGACATCAATAGAATGGTTATGGGAACAGATAGATGGTATTATACCATATCAAGATATTAAAACATCACAACTTTTTAATGGTGTGCTTGAACAAGCAAAAGAAATACACAAGCAAGAGATAATAGATGCTTATGAGCAAGGTAGTGATGATGAAATTGTTGCCTATGATGGCACAAGAAAATATAAACATGGTTTATACTACTATCAAGAAACATTTGTAAGTAAGGGAAAATTAAAAGAATTATACCCTGATGCTTTTAGTATATTGGGTGAAGTACTTTATAAAAAATGTCAGTTTGAACCAACAACCAACACAAGTAGTGCAACCATTTGTAAACATTGTGGTAGAGATAAATTTTTACATACAACCTAAAAACAATTAATTATGGAACAAAATCAAACAAAAATAGTAGATGAGCAAAACTATGAAAATTATGACCCATCAGCAGAACTTACTGACTATTCCTACATTGAAAAAAATAAAAAATTAATTTGGTTATTATCCAAGTATGAAATTGCTTCTGATAGATATATGGATGCAGAAAAATTTATACTTGAAATTGCTGAAATGAAATGGTATCAAAGAATATTTATTTTTAATAAAATAATGAACTTTTTAAATAGTAGAAAAGAAATCTAAACAATCACTAAAAAGTTAAATAAAATGAAACAACCAACACCAATAGAATGGTTACAAGAACTATATAAAGTAACGGGAGCATTAAAAGAATCAGATTTTGATTATGCAAATAATTGGACTAAAGAACACACCTATACAGAAAAGCAAGTGTTAGAAATTATTAAACTGTCAAGACAAACAAAAGAAGTAGAGAATATTAGATTTCCTATACCTAAATACACTGAACAAGAAATTATTGATACAATTAACAAGTAAAACTTAAATAGTATTCCCACAAGTCCCTGAAGTAATTCAAACTTGTGGGTTAATACTAAACAATAAACCTAAAAAAGATTAATTATGACATCAATAGAATGGTTAATAGACCAACTGATACCTGAAAATCAACACGAGGGAATAATGGATATTATAGAAGATGCTAAGGAAAGGCACAAGCAAGAGATACTAGATGCTTATAACAAATCTTTTGAATTAAGAGATAAGCCATATTCAACAGCAGATAAATACTATCAAGAAACATTTGTAAGCAAGGGAATTGATGACCATATTTCTGACATCAGCAAAATGGTAGAAGTTCCCCAACAAGAAACTCTATATACAGAGGAACAAGTTAGTAGAGCAATAGCATTATACTTAGAAGGTCATTCATTTAGTGAAATTATTCAATTACTTAAACAACCTAAAAAAGATTAATTATGACAGACAGAGAATTATCACTATTTCTAAGATGGCTACTTAAACATTACTCCACCACTACTATTGATGGTATGTTTGGATATGTAGATTCTATGGGTAGAGAAGTAGATATAGAAACAATTATTAACCATTACAAATCAGAAACAATTTAAAACTTAAATAAAATGCCAACAAAACAATACACAATAACCATCTTGAATGGTTCATTACAAGGAAAGCAATACATTAAATATTCTACTTATGAAGTAGAAGGTATGTTAGAATACCTTGAACAAATGGGATATTCAGCATCAATAAAAGAAGAATCAATCACTTAAACAACATAAAAAATAAATAAAATGAATGCAATAAACTTCATAAAAGAACAACTTAGCAAGAATAACGATATTAGGTGGAGAGGTACTGATATTGATGTAATATTAGAACAAGCAGAACAAATTTTAGAAAAACAAATGATTAGTATAATTGATGAAGTATCACCAAATTGGTATAAATGTTATACTGAACAAGATAAAAAAG